CAATCCACAGCACCTTGTCTATTGTAGCATTTTGTCCTTGGAGAGGGACTTTAATAACTACTACTTTATAATACGAGGAGGTGGGAGAATGGCAACTACAAGCAAGTTGGGCTATGGTAACGCAGAAAACCTGGATACAGCAATTACGAATGGAATTATTGACGAGAAGGACCTGGTTATTACCAAGGATACATCGGAGTTTTATTACATCCGTGACGATAAGAGCAAGCAGGCGATCCGCCCCCGTACCCGTGTTTTTGACAGCAACGGACAAGCCAATGAACAGCTGAACAACAGCAGCGACACTTATGCCGGGCAGACCGTAATGATTAAAAACACCGCGGGCAAGTATGAGCCGTGGATTGTACAGCTGTTGGATACCGGGAAGTTTGCTGTTGAACCGTTCAACACTGCAAGCACTGGATTTGTTTGGCAAGAATTTTAATCGACAAAAACAACATGAAATTTAAGGAGAAATAATTATGGCAGAAGTAAAATTTAATTATGGTACCAAAGCTAAGTTTGAAGCCCTGCAGGTAAAGGACAACGACACCCTGTATTTTTTGACTGACACTTTGCAGATTTTTAAGGGCGCAGTTGAATACACCAAGAGCTGCAAGCTGGTGAGCACCCTGCCTGCTTCCGGCCAGGTGCAGGGCGTTGTTTATGTGCGCACCAGCGACTTTACCTTGCATGTGTTCAATGGCACCAGCTATATCCAGCTGAATAAGGCCACCGTAACTGAGATCCCGGCTGCCAGCGCCAGCGATGACAATGTGCCGACCACCAAGGCTGTTGCCGACTACGTTGATGCCAAAATTGCGGGCGTTGTTGGCGGCAAGGGCGTGTTTGTTACCGATGTTACCTACAATGAGGGAGTGCTGAGTGTTGCCAAGGGCGGCGACCCCGTTACTACCACCCTGACTGGCGTTGTGCATGCACCGACTTATGACGCAAGCACCCGCACCATCAAGCTGCCGGTATTTGGCGGCGACGAACTGACCATTGCGCTTGGCAAGGATCTGGTTGTGACCAGCGGTACTTATAATGCCAAGGACAAAAACATTGAGCTGACCATTACCAGCGGCGATGTGATCAAGATCCCGGTTGGCAGCCTGATTGATATTTACACCGGTCTGGCAACTTCCACCGCTGAGGTTACTGTTTCTACTGACAATAAGATCAGCGTAAAGGTGAAAGTGAGCGCCAAGGCTGACAACTCCATTACCCTGGAGGAAGACGGCCTGTATGTTGCTGTGCCTGATGCTTATACCAAGGCCGAAGCTGACAAAAAGATCAAGGCTGTGCAGACCGCCCTGGATACGCACGCTGCGAATGCCGACATCCATGTGACCAAGGAACAGAAGGCCACCTGGGATGCCAAGGTGAGCACTGAACAGCTGGCTGCCGCCAAGAGCGAGGCCATTGGTGCTGCCGCTACTGACGCAACCGCCAAGGCTAATGCTGCCCGTGATGCCGCCAAGGCGTATGCTGACGGCCTGAACACCGCCATGGATACCCGCGTGAAAGTTGTTGAGGGCGCTATTACCTGGAAGACCATTGGCTGAGACGGCCAAGCGGTTAGTTATCTCAAGTTGACATAAAAATAGCCTTCGCTGCAGGGCCAGTGTTTTGCGAGTAGGAGAACATGCACTGTGCAGCGAAGGTTTTATATTGTATTGACAAGCAACGATGTTGAATATATAATAATAGTAGAACTAAGGCACCGACATAGACGGTCGCGTCTCAGTTTACGATGAAACTACAATGGCTAAACCATCATAGCAAAAACCGCTCTGGTTGCGACAGGGCGGTTTTACTTTTTATTACCACGAAAAAACGTGATAACTGCTACGACAGTTTGTACCCCGGTGAACACAACGCCAATAATAGCGATGGTATCAACAAAGGATAGATCCGGCATAAGCATCACCTCCTGGCAAAAATGAATTTACCGGAAGGCAAAGTAGGGGCGCTCCACAATGCCTTGCGGCAGATGGGAGGCTTGACCGCCTATTACGTCTATGAGGAAGATATGGCAAAAAGGAATAAACGTTGGTGTCTTAGTTCTGCTATTATTATACTGTCAATGCAAAATTTGTCAAATTAAATACTGAATCGAAGCCGCTTATCTGTACGCAGGTAGGCGGTTTTTTTATTGTTACAAAAAGGAGTTTTACGATGTCAAAACTTTCTTTATGCGAGATCCAACAGTCGCAGCTGGATAAAACTCCTATTGTGGATGGACAGCTGGTATGCTGCTTGGATACGGGAAACACTTACCGGGACACAGCCGGTGGGCGAGTTCGGATTGGAAGCGATCTGGAACGAGTAAGTGAGCTGCCATTGGCCCCGCTGGCCGGGAAGATTTATTACCTGCCGCCCGGAGATTTATATATTTATAACTCTGGTTGGGTAATGCTGAATGATACTGATTTTACGATTGGGGCCAGCAAGGCTGATGCCACAGAAGCCAATTTGGAGCTGAAACATGGCGATGTGGCAAAGGGTACGGTAAAGGTGCGCGGCACCGGCATTACGAGCGTGACGGCGGATGCAGATGGGCGACTGATTATCAACACCCCAAGCCCGGAAGCTGTGATTGACGAGATTACCAACAGCCAAATTGATAATTTATTCAAAAACGAATAGGAGGAGACAATATGAAATTTTTGAGTTATGACGGTCTGCTTTATTTTTGTCAGAAAATTAAAGCTTTGCTGGCCGGTAAAGTGGATAAGATTGATGGAAAGGGACTTTCGACCAACGACTTTACCACTGCTGAGAAGAATAAGCTGGCCGGGCTGATGAATTACATCCACCCGACAACCAGCGGGAATAAGCATATCCCTGCAGGCGGCAGTGCCAACCAGATTTTGGGTTGGAGCGCAGACGGCACCGCTAAGTGGGTAAATGAAAAGGATACCACCTACAGTGTGATGAGTGGCGCAACGGTTGATGCGGATGGCAAGAGCGGACTGGTGCCCAGCCCGACGAAAGGTGCGCAGCGCTGGCTGGATTCGACCGGTGCTTGGACGACCCCGCCGAACACCACCTATGGAGCTGCAAGCACCACGAGCGCTGGCCTGATGAGTGCCGCCGATAAGAAGAAGCTGGACGGTGTTGCGGACGGCGCAAACAAATATGTACACCCCGCCACAAGCGGCAACAAGCACATCCCGGTAGGTGGTTCTGACGGCATGATCCTGGGCTGGAGTGCCGATGGTACGGCCAAGTGGGTTGCCGATAAAGATACTACATATACCAACTTTAAGGGTGCGACTGCTGATACAGCTGGTAGTTCCGGCCTGGTGAACGCACCTGCCAAAGGGCAGCAGGGATTGTATCTGCGCGGTGATGGCACCTGGGCAACCCCAACCAATACTACTTACAACGATGTAACCCAGAGCGCACACGGTTTGATGACCGCCGCAGATAAAAAGAAGCTGGACGGCATTGCTACCGGTGCCAACAAGTATGTACACCCCAGCTATACCGCACATGACAGTGGCCTGTACAAAATTACTGTGGATGCGACCGGACATGTGAGCGCTGTAACTGCGGTTGCCAAGGGCGATATTACGGCATTGGGTATCCCCAGCACCAACACCACCTACAATGATGCCACCCAGAGCACCCATGGCCTGATGAGCACTGCCGACAAGAAGAAACTGGATGCTTTTGGCGAGGCAAGCACCTACGCCCTGAAGAGCGACATTACCGCTATGTACCGTTACAAAGGCAGTGTGGCAAGCTATGACAAGCTGCCGACCAGCGGCCAGATCATTGGCGATGTATACGACGTTGGCAATGGCATGAACTATGCCTGGAATGGTGAGAAGTGGGATGGACTGGGCCAGGTGTTTACCATTGATGCGATCCAGAACACTGAAATTGATACCATTTTGGCATCTTAAAAACTAAACCAAGAGGAGGTGTGGTAAAGTGGGATATTTGAGTAACGCGGGGTTGAGCTACTTTTTTGGCAAGCTGAAAACCATTTTTGCGCCCATTAGCCACGGGCACGGGGGAGCTACACAGAGCGCGGCTGGCTTTATGAGCGCAGCCGATAAGAAAAAATTGGATGGGATTGCCGAGGGGGCGAACAAATATAGCCTGCCTACGGCGACCAGCAGTGTGTTGGGCGGCGTGAAAACCGGAGCGAACATTACAAACAACAGCGGCGTGCTTAGTGTGACAGCGGACAATGTAAAGGATGCACTGGGATACACCCCACCCGAACAGGACACAAACACATGGCGGCCGGTTGTGAACAACTTGACCAGCAGCGCGACCGACCAGAGCCTTGCGGCAAACCAGGGTAAGATCCTGAATGAGAGCAAGGCCGCCATGATTGTGTTGACAAATGAGAACTTGAACGATGTGGTGACGCCAGGATTTTACAGTTCTGGCGGCGGCAACAGCGTAACAAATAAACCAAGTAACGTAGACCATTTTGGCTTGATTGTGATTCACCGGGCAAGTGGAAATTATTATACCCAGATTATTTACGGCGACAGTGCTGCTTACCGCCGCCATTGTGTAAACGGAACCTGGGGCGGATGGGTGCAGGACAAGCTGACAGATACCGACACTTGGCGCGGCATTCAAAACAATTTGACCAGCGACAGTACGACCGACAGTTTGAGCGCAGCGCAGGGCAAGGCGCTGAAAGCTTTGGTGGATGGCAAGGCGGCTATGGGACATACCCATACTTGGGATAGCGTAACAGGCAAACCGAGCACCTTTACGCCGAGCAGCCATACGCACGGGGTGATTAAAAATTTAAGTGTAAGCGGTACAACCATTACTTATACAAAGGACGACAACACGACCGGGACGATTACGACCCAGGATACTAACACGACTTATGGTACCTTTAAGGGAGCGACCACAAGCGAAGCGGGCAGTACCGGTTTGGTGATTGCGCCAGTGGCGGGCAATGCAAACCGTTACCTGCGCAGTGACGGAACCTGGGCTGTACCCCCGGATACGAATACAACCTATGGTGTGTTTGCGAAAGCGACCGCTGATGCGGCGGGCAGTACAGGACTTGTTCCGGCACCGGCCAAAGGCCAACAGACATATTACTTGCGTGGAGACGGGACCTGGGCTGTGCCGGCAAATACATGGCGAGGAATCCAGGACAACTTGACTTCGAGTTCGACCACAGATAGTCTGAGCGCGAACCAGGGCAAGGTATTGAAAGGTTTGATTGATGGTAAGGCGGCAAGCGGCCACACCCACAATTATGCTGGGTCCAGCAGTGCAGGCGGTGCCGCAACGAGCGCCAACAAGGTGAACAATGCTTTGACGATTAACCTGAATGGGACAAGCCAGGGTGCATGGGATGGCAGCAGTGCGAAATCTATCAGCATTACGGCAGCCAGTGTTGGCGCAACAAGTGTGACAATTAGCAGGTGGTGATTTTTATATGGGAGTTTATTTAGGAAGTACGCAGGTGGATATGCAGGGAGGTTTTGTGACTGGTGGTGCCAGTGGGGCGAGTTTGCAGAGCAAGACGGTTAGCCCCAGTGAGAGCGCACAGACGATTAAGGCCGACAATGGCTATGACGGTTTGAGCCAGGTTACAGTAAATGCAGTATCAAGAACTTATGTGGGAAGCGGCGTAACGAAAAAGAGTGCTGCGACTTATACGCCGGGAACGAGTGACCAGAGCATTGCATCCGGCCAGTATTTGAATGGAACCCAGACGATTAAGGGTGACAGCAATTTGACCGCCGGTAACATTAGAAGCGGTGTGAAGATTTTTAATGTGACAGGTAGTTATGCTGGGAGCAGCAGTTCTGGCGGCACGGATACCAGCGATGCTACGGCGACAGCGAAAGATATTGCTAGGGGCAAAACGGCGTATGTGCAGGACAAAAAAATCACGGGCGATCTGTACGAGGTTGCTAAAGGGGAAACAAAAACTTTTGTTACTTCCGGCTCTGAAAATGTCACGTTCGGCAAGTTTGACAGTAATGATGTGGTCAACATAAAAATCCCCTGGATTGGCAACGACGAAATCATGCGGGTTGGGAGCTACATACTGCTTGGTGCCTACGCCACCCTCTTCGGTGATGCCACCGCCGCCGATGTCGCAAAAGGCAAAACATTTACAAGTGCAGCGGGGTTAAAAGTTACCGGCACTGCGGAGCCTGCCGAAAGCGATAACAACGTTGAGGCATACGCCGTCACGACCACCAGCCCCAGCGTGAATTTTAAGCGCACTGACGGGGCAATCAAGATCTGGGGCTACGGCACCATGACCAGTTCCAGCGGTTGGGGCGGGCAGACTACGAGCCTGATCGCGTTTGAGGGCGACAAGTACCACAAGAGCGCCATGTACGGCAGCCCAAGCAGCACCAGTTTGAGCCTAAGCATCAGCAACGGTAAACTGACTGGGCTGCCGAGCGGATTATCCGCAATCAGTGCGATTGTAACGAGAGGTATATGATTATGGCTACTGATACAAAGCTGGACAGTTTGGTAATTAACTACCTGACACAAAGCCAGTATGATGCGGCTAAGACAAATGGAAAACTGAATGCAAACCAGATTTATATGACGCCTGCAAGTAGCGGATCGAGTTATACACTGCCGACCGCGACAAGTTCTACGCTGGGTGGTGTAAAGATTGGCAGCAATATTACAGTAAACAGCGGCACGATCAGCATTAGTAAAACTAACGTGACAAATGCACTGGGTTATACGCCACCTACGACTGATACGAAATATACACTGCCAACCGCGAGTGCTTGGACTTTGGGTGGTGTAAAAATCGGGAGTAACATTACGGAGAATTCCGGCACGATTAGTTTGACAAAGGCGAATGTAACAAATGCTTTGGGGTATACACCGCCGACAACAGATACGAAATATACACTGCCGACAGGTAATGCTTCGACTTTGGGCGGTGTGAAATTGAGTGATTCGACCAGTTCAACGAGTTCGACCAGTGGTGGTGTTGCGGCAACACCGGCAGCGGTGAAAGCGGCATATGATGCGTGTACAGAATGGGTATCTTTAACTGCCTCAAGTGTATATACTGTAAAATCTGGTATTACTATGTGGGCAAATACAGAAAAAGCACATCGCCGTGGACGAAGAGTCTATTTGACTTTTCAGTGTATGGGGCCTGCAACAAGTGACGCGGCTGGCTTTATTCAAATTGGAACAGTTCAGTCTGCCTATAGACCGAAAGTTAATGCTTATTGTCCTTTTGGATTAAATGTAACAACGTCTGGCCAGATTTTTGGACCTGCTGTTTGCATTATTAAAACCACAGGAGAGATTCAGGTTTATACTGGTAAAAATAATGCAACTTTTGGTAATAACAGTTACGGTTGGACGACAAATAACCCAAATACCATTTCGTGGGATTATTAACTAAGCTGAAATAACCGTGAAGCAAAATTACTTTACAACACGATGGAACGTTAAAAGGAGGCTGATGGAAGATGCGGCTGAAGAATGGAGAGGTGTGTTTTGGGTGGCCGTTGGCGCAGCATGTGATTACGGCTGGCTGGAAATATAACAGTGGGGCGCTGCACAGGGCAATCGACTTCCGCGCTTTGGTGGGAACACCGGTGTTTGCGGCGGAAGATGGAACGGTGCGCGTGGTTTACCACTGGAATGGGCGAGTGACCCAGGGCGACACCAATAGTTATGGCAATATGGTGAAGATTGAGCATACGGCGTATAAAGGCGGCAAGCTGGAAACGTTGTATGCTCATTTGAATTCTATCACGGTGAAGGTTGGACAGAAGGTGAAAACCGGCGAAGTGATTGGTTACAGCGGCCAGACCGGCAACTGTTTTGGTGCTCATTTGCACTTTGAGGTGCGCTGGAAAGGTGTGCGCGAGAACCCGCTGTGCTGGTTGGATGATGACTTTAAGCCGGCCAGCCGCGGTGTGATTTTGTGGGCCAATGCAAACCAGCACAGTGTACAGGTGGACAAGCAGGAAGCGGTTGAGAAGCCGAAGGTTGAACCGACAGTGAAAAAGACTGTGACAAAAGCCATTACCCTGAACAATGGCAAATGGAATGTGCGTAAGGGTGCCGGAATACAGTACCAGTCCATTGGGGTGATCAGCAGCCCGAATGCCAAGACCGGCAAGCCTGTTTGCATTGGGTATGAGACGGTCGTGAACGGCTGGTTCAAAACGGTTTATGGTTATATCAGCCAAAAAGCGGTGAAGAGCCATACCTGAGTGCAGCCAAAGCAGGTGATTTTTATGAAGGAAAACTGGAGCCTGATGAGGTTCAGCAAAAAGATTATTGTTTTTACGATGGGCGCAACGATTGTTTACGCGATTGTATACATGATCCTGTGTTTTAGGACCGGACAGTTACCGGAATCGTCTTTTAACATTGGGCTGTTTGCGGCAATGAGTGCAGAGAATTTGTGTAACGCCTGGATTAAGGTGAGGGAAAAAGTAGCGGAAGAAGAAAAAACAGAGGGTGACAATGCGCCCCTTGGTGATGAAATTTTTACGCCGATTGATGAGACAAGTGACACGGAAGAGATTGGAGGTTAGGTATGGAACAGGGAATTGTATATATTGTGATGGGCCTGGTTTGCGTGGTTGCTTTTATGGTTGGCAAATATGTGCTGCCGAACGCCCAGGAAACAGTAAACAAGGCGCTGAACCTGTTGAGCGGCTACCCGCTGTTGATGCAGTGGGGGTTAAGCGCCTGTAAATATATCAAGCAGTATTTTAACGATATTTCCGGCGAGGAAAAGAACAAGCGTGCCGCAGAACTGATTATGGAAGTGGCCAAGCAGGCCGGCGTTACCATTACAGAGGAGCAGGCGCGTGCGATTGCCCAGGCGGCTTACGAGCAGATGAAGGCGGGTGAAGCTGCTGCCGGAGAGAAGGTGAACGCAGATGCCTAACCCTGAATTCGCATTTACGATGAAAGATCTTATCCTAGGAATACTTGGAGCTTGCGGTGCAATCATTACTATTTCAGGTGTGTTTGGAGTTTTTTCAGGGTGGCATACCTCTTTGAAAAAGCCAAACAAAGACCAGGACGCCCGGATGGACAAGATTGAAGGGCGGCTGAAAACGGTGGAAGGGCGCTGCGACACGTTTGACAAGCAGTTGGAGGGTGTGAAGAAGCACCTGAATAGCCTGGACGAAAGCATTAACATGCTGCTGCGGGCAGAATTTGCACAGCTGGGGCACAACCTGAACGGCGACAATGTGGAGCAGATGCAGCGAGCATTTGACGATATACAGGAATTTTTGTTTAAGCGTTAAGGTTGATAGCTTGCCACCCATGGTATATAATACAAGTAGAGGATTGAAGCTCTTATCAGCCTTTCGGCTCGTGGCAAGTAAAGTTTACGCTTGAGTAAAAACAGCAAAGAATTATACAAACAGGAATAGGGAGTACCTTTGGTTTGAAACCTTGGGTGCTCCCTATTTTTTAGCCGGTTGGAAGTATCAATACAGTTCAGAAACAGAAAGAACTTTGGCGGGAAGATCCTCGCGCTTGCCGGATGGGGTTGATGTGGAGATCTTGATGGTTTGAATGGCGGAGTTGATTGCAGGTTCAAAGCCGTCCAGAACGGGGGTAGCATCACAGGAAAAGAAAACCTTGTTTGCGTTGCCGTCTTTGGTGGAATATTCAGAAATATAATGAGTGCCAAAATCGCTATTGGCATCATGAATATAATCCGGCAGTTCGATGGTGACGAGTTTTTTACAGGGAACACCGGATGGTTTTTGGCCTTGAAGAACCCAGCCAGCCGGAAGACGGTGGGCCTGATACGGATCATTTGACACAAAGGTAAAATAGGTTGTTGTGACAGGGCCATGTTCCGAGGTTCTACGGGTACAGGCAAGAACCCCTACAATAATTTCAGTTATCATGATGGTTCTCCTTTTGTGTTTGGTAATTTTTTATAACGCCCACGTTTTATGTCTTTATGGTATTGCTGTTGTTTTTTAAGAATTGCTAAACATTCAGGAGAACAAGCATTACTACGATCTACTGCAGCAAAAGTTTTTCCGCAGACAACACAAATTGTTCCGTTTTTCTGCATGTTCTTTTTGTGGTCTGGGTTTTGTTCACGGTAATTGGCAGCCCAGGCACGTTTTAACGGCTCGGTTTTTTCTTTTAAGGAGATCGGGGCGCATTCTGGACAATATTTTTGAAGGCCACCTTTTACGATATAAGGCTTGCCACACCGCTGACAGATATCGGTAGATCCAATTTGGCGAGTGGTCTTGTTTTTAGCAAGGTTCCGACATTTTTTTACAGCCTGCTTATCACGTTCCGCCTTACATTCTGGGCAGAAAGATGCACGAGGACCACCGGTAAAAGTAGCACCACACGACTTACAAACATGAGATATCATGCGTGGTTTATGAGCGGCCTGTTCACGACATGAGGGGCATAGGCGCTGTTCTTTTTGCCCTTCAAATGAACTTCCGCAGCGAGTGCAACGACGAAGCATGAAACGACCTCTTAAAATAAATCATTGACAGAGCATTGAAACAGCGAGGCAAGAGTTTGTGCAACCTGAACAGTGGGTTTACTTTCGCCGGATTCAATGCGTTGGTATTGACGGAGGGATATACCGAGTTTATCCGCGACCTGCTGGGCTGTCAAGTTGGCACGGGAACGCATGGCTTTGAGGCCGATGGGCTTGATATCCGAATACTTTTCGGCCTGGCCATGATAATAACCGAGAGCGAAAGAGCCTTGCAGCTCGACAGGAAGCAGCTTAGAAAACTCGTTTTGCATATCATCTTCGGTAATTGTGGAGTAAGTTAGAGCAATGAGGCGGTCCAGCTCCGGTGTTATGCGGTGTTCTGTGTGGGCACGAAGAATGAGCTGCGCGATTTCCATTAAAGGATACATGGTGGCGTTTTGAAGGTTATTGGCCTTGGGGCCATCCTCGCCATAAACAATCGTGGCGAGCTTATTATAAAGAATACCCAGTGCAAAAACCTGTTCCGTAGTAAGAGCCATAAGAAAGCCTCCTGTTCACATGACGTTTTGTGTCGTTCCTTTGGTTATAGGATACGACATTTTATGTCATATGTCAAGGAGGTTTTGAAAATTTTATTGGGTTCCCTATATTTCGCTAAATTAAGCTTTAGCGAAGTTGACGGTTATTTCTTGTTCTTTTTGTATTCGGCCATTGCGTCTGCCAGGCGCTGTTCCCAACCGGCGTTATCGTCTAAAAATTTATTGTAAAGAATTTCTTCGGCTTCTTTTCTGGCAGCGGCTGCGTCTTTTAGATTGGTGAAAAAGCCAAGGTGAATGCGTTTATGCTTAAAGCTGATATATGCTTTATAGGTTCCTTTTTGGGTAAGCGCAACACCGTTTATCCCGGTTCTAGAGTTTTTATTTACTGTTCCATTTACGCGCGAACGAATTTTTGACAAGTCGGTTCCATCTACGTTTACGACTTTTCTGGTTATTTCCAATAGTTCTTTTTTGTCTCGTTCGCAATGACCACAGAATTGTAAATTCTTTATGCTTGACATCCGCGTTGTGAATTCGCGCCCGCACTTGGGACAAATTGCAATACATTTGGTACAGGTGCCGCTTTTTTCTTTATCAACAATCTTTTTTATAAAAAAACCGTTGATTGTTTTCCCTTCATATTTTTCTTTTGAATTTTTAGTGTTTGCTTCTAATTTAGTAAGCGCCGAATTGTACACATTTATGGGTACGAATACAATAGGCAGGTTGTACAAAGTTATGCCCAAGAATGTGTACGCGGTTGCTATTTGGTTGACGGGATTGATTTTTGTTGAATTGCCGGCATGTGGGGTGTATACTTTTTGGTATATGGGTTTATGGGGTGTGAAACTGGGAAAACGGCCAATATGAACGGTTTATGAATTGATAGATGATACATGCGACAAGATTGAATCCGGCCGGTGCTGGCTGCTGTAGCTATTACGAGTTTGTTTTACGCCGAAAACTGCAAAAAAAATCAGACCCTCTCCCCTGCTGCCGATTGATGGGCAGAGCATTTAGAGCTGAACTACGAGTTTCTTTTACGGTGAAAAAGCGCAAAAAATACCGATTGTAATAAAGTCAGGACGGTATGGACGGGCGGCGCATGGCGAGATTTGAAGTTGATTTATGACCACTCATAGCCAGAATTACGAGTTTGTTTGACCAAAAGATTGAAAAAATATGGTTTAGACGGCCAGATATGGATGGTTGATGCAGCGGAATGAACTACGAGTTTTTTTGATTTGAAAAGGCGTAAAAAAACCAGGGGCGGGACCACTCCCCCTACCCTATCCGTTTGGCTTAAAACTACGAGTTTGTTTGACGAAAAGCGCAGGAAACAAAAAATTTAACGTGAATTACGAGATTGTTTGATGCGAACTGCGAGATTTTTTGATGGCAATTACGAGGTTGTTTGACAGCGAAAGGCAGGATTTTGCGTAAAAGAAACTCGTAGTAGGAATAAAAGAAACTCGTAGCTTGTGTAAAAGAAACTCGTATGTAGAATAAAAGAACCTCGCAGCTCGTATAAAAGAAACTCGCAATATACCTTATATAATATAAATATAAAATATAAATAATAAATAATAATAAGCGCAAAAAAATTTTACTACGAGTTTTGTTGTGAAGAAAAGCGCAAAAAATTTTTTGGCTTGACAAGCGAATAAAAATAGGATATGATGCAGATATAATGCGTTAGGTATACCCACCTGTACGATGCGATACATACACTGTGATTTGGAGGTTGAGCCTGACATGGCGGACAGGCTATGCGGGCGAAAGAATTATGAAAAACCAAAAAGTAAATAGTGCAGGTACAGGCGCGGCGATTACCGGAGAGGTGATGACGGACGAAGAGGTTAAGGCGAAAAAGGAGCAGGAAAAGAAGACCGGTTCCCCTTTTGCCGTTGGCTCTTACATCACCAAGAGCAATGACCTGATCCAGAAGACCAAGTATTCCCTGCCGCGCAACGAGCAGAAAATTTTGTTCATGCTGCTTTCCAAAATTGACCAGAAAAATGACACGGATGCTTCGAAGTATTACACGATTACGTTCAGCGACTTTTCAAAGCTGACAGGTGTGAATGCGGAAAAGCCGGCCTATGTGGCATATTTGCAGCACACGATTGAAAATTTGGAGAACCGGACATTTTGGGTGCCGATTGCCCCGACCAAGTACAAGAGCATGAGCTGGGTACGCAAAGGTTCGATCATTGATACTGAGGGAAAAACCATCAGTATGCGGTTCAATGAGGACATTTGGAAAGACATTGCCCAACTGACAAGCAACTACACATCTTACAGCATTGAATACCTGCTGATGATGCAGAGCACCTATTCCATGCGGGTGTATGAAATTATCTTATCTTATGATAACGGCAACCGGGACTACGAATACGCCAATGGGCTGGTGTTTGAGCCGGTGACGGACGAGGTGCTGGGGATGTTCCCCACCAAGCGGAACCAGCTGCGCGGATACAAGTACAAAAAGTTTGGCATTGATGATTTCAAAAACCTGCTGTCTGTACCGACCAAAGAAGAGCGCGGTATGAACCGCAAAAAGTCCGATGTGGATAACAAGTATGACCGCGAAAAACCGTTGACAGAAAAGTACCCGAATTTTTCAGACTTTGAACGCAATGTTTTGAAGCTGGTGAAAAATGAAATCAACGAGATGACAGACCTGTGGTTTGATTATGAGCCGGTACGAACCAAAGGTGTGCGGAAATACACCAATCTGTATATCTTTATCAAGTACAAATCACGCAAAGAGATGGAGAAGGTACGGGCGTTTTTGAGCGCAAACCAGCGCAGCGACCAGGAGGTGGCACGCCAACAAAAGGCGAAGAAACAAGCTGTGCTGGCGGCTGAAACCGGAGAGGTCTCTCCCCTGCCCCCGGCTGTGATGAGAATGACGTTCCGCAAGGCGCGGGGCGAGATAGAAGACCGGGCTGGCTATGCGGGCTACAAGAAGGAGCTGACCGCAGAGGAACGAAATGTTTTGGCGAATGTGTTTACTTATGCGGCCAAGATATTGACCAACCAGAACAAACAAGACCAGGCTGAAGAGACACTGGAAGCGCTGAACGGAATCATCCAAAATAACCACGGGCTGAAAAGCTGGGCGTTGGGTGAACTGGAGAAGTTTAGCGTGATGCTGAGGCAGGATGTGGAAAAGAAATCTGCGCAGTATTACCGCACGGTGGTGTACAGCGACATTGTAGAAAATTCCGCCACGATCATTGAAAGCGGAAAACGGCGGATGGGACAGGACGGCAAAGAGCCGATGTTCCGGCTGGATGAAACAACATTTGAAGAATAACCAGGGGGAGCTGCTGACGAGGTGGCTCCCCTATTTTTAACTTTATTACAGCAACAAAGAACTGATTCTTTTGCTTGTTGACTTTGAGTGTTGATGTGTTATAATGAAATTAAAATAGCAACAAAGAATTGGTTCTTTTACATGGAGGGCTGTATATGGCTGCAAAAATTATTACGATTGCGATTGAAAAGGGCGGCTCTGGTAAAACAGTTACTGCTTCTAACCTTGCTTACTTAATGGGAGATGAAGGAAAAAAGGTTTTGTGTGTGGACACTGACCCACAGGGCAACCTGACCTTTGCGTTGAGCGGCGGCAATACAATCACGAGCAATGCCTATTCCCGCAAAGCACTGTATGATATGTTTGACGGGTTCAAGTACACCCCCACGAAGAACTATATTGTGGAGACAGAGTATGAGAATGTTGATATGATCCCGGCAAGCAGCCAGACACCGCGGATCAACAAGCGGCTGCCGGACCTATTGGCTGATGCGCAGCAGTATGATGTGGGCGACCCAAGACAGCTGGAATCTACGGCCGACTTTTTGCTATACTTTTTGAACCAGGTGCGGGAAAACTATGATTATATCATTGTGGATACCCAGCCAACCCGTGACAGTATGATCCTTTCAAACGCCTTAGTGGCAGCGGATTATGTATTGATCCCGATGATGTGCGATTCGTTCTCTGAGGATTCGGCATTTAGAACTTATTCCATCTGCAATGAGCTGCGCAAGAACCCAAAGACGAACCTGAAAGGAATCGGCGTGATTTTGACCATGGTGGACAAGGGTGCGGCCACGAGAGAGACGCGGGAAGAATGCCAGAGAGTGCTTGGCCCTACCCTGTTCAAGACTGAGATACCTAGCGCTTTGGCCGTGAAGACATCGGTGAGAAGATGTGTGCCGGTATGTTATTCTGCCAAAACACAACCGATTGGCAAGAGCTATGTGGCGGCTTATAAAGAGCTGAAACAGAGGCTTGAAAAACTGGACAAGGAGGAAAATTGAGATGGGTTTGAAATCAAAGCCGAAGAAAGGCAATGAAAAGAAACTGAACATTCCTACCAGCAGTGCAGCAAAAGAAGTGAACGATAACGATGCCGGCCGTGCCCTGGTTGGAAAGATTGTTGGTAATAAGACCATTGAGTTTGAAAATAAGGATATCAGCCTGGCAGACATCCGGCTGAACCCAGACAACGAGATTTTTCGCCAGAATGACAATGGAGAAGATATTGAAATATTAGCCGAAGACATTAAGCGCAATGGCCTGCTGCACAACCTGGTCGTGTTCCCGGAGCAGGAAGATGGTAAGACGGTATATGTTTTGCTTTCTGGCGAGCGGAGATACCGGGCATTGATGTTGTTGCAGGAACAGGATGCGACATGGAATGCGGCCAAGAACTGTAATGTAGTTACCACTCCCCTATCCCCCAATGAAAAGAAAGTTATTTTGTACAGCGCGAACCTGCAGGTGCGTGGTGGTTTTGGTGATGAAATGATCCGGCGCAAGGCAACAGTTGAATTTATTGAGTGTCTGCAAAAAGAGCCATATAACATGAACCAGGCCGAGGCCAAGAAAGCCCTGAAGGAAATCAGTGGTGCAGTTGGGCGGACGATTGATAAAGACATACGAATTGAACATACGTTAAATAGGCAGCTGCTGCAAATGTTAGATGAAAAGTATCTGACACGAAATGAAGGCGAAGAATTAACAAGGCTCAATCAGGAACAGCAACAGAGAATTGGTTCTTTGTTTGAGGAACTTTTTGCCATTGAAAACCCAGAGGTAAAAGATCTACAAGACGAGATTAAGAATGAAGTTATGGCAGGGGTGAAAAACGTTTGGAAAGGCGGCTCAACGGAAGAGCGCGACCAACTTTTTGAAGATGTACTGACAGAGCTGAAAAACGGAATTAAAACACTGGTTGAAAAAGAAACGGAAAACGCAACTGAGGAAACTGAAAAACAGGCTGCACTTGAACGCGAGGTGGAGGTAGCTGAAAAGAAAGCCGAAACCAAAACATTTGTTCAGAAAACGTTACAGCCGCTGGCCGGTAAGATTGGCAAGAAGATTGCAACGCCGGCATATAAGAGAGGACTGAAAAAGATGAGCCAGGAGCAGCGGGCAGAAGACATTAAGACGCTGACAGAGCTGATTGAAAAAGCTGCGAAGCTGAAAGAGCTACTGGAGACAGTTAAGTGATGGCAAAGGAAGTAAAAATCAACCTGCGGCTGAGTATGCGTGTACGCGAGGTGCTGAACGACGAGGCCGAGGTTGAAGATACCCGCATTGGAACCGTGGCAAACCGGCTGTTGCAGGAAGAGCTTGGCAGGATGATGGCGGTGGGTGCCGACCGCTGCGTGATGAAAGGCACCAAAGAATACCGGGCTTTGATGCCGCACCTGGAAGGAAGCTATGTGCTGCCGACAGAACTGGAAATCAACCGGCACATTACAACGCAGCTGGATGACAAGAACTACCCGCAGGTTTCTTTGTACTTTACAAAAGAGCAGGCAGAGTTCATGGCCGGACTGGTGAAAAAGCAGAGGATACGAGGAACCCTTTACTATGACGGCAGTGTGAAATCTTACCGGTATGTGATTGTGGGGATGCTGTTGAAGAACCCGTTGTTAGCTGATTTTGGCCTGAACTAAAAAGATAGCCCCCGTCCGCTGGGTGACAGTGGATAGGGGCTTTGTTTTTTTATTCGCTGACTTTTACTGCAAAGTTTTTAAGCTTTTGATAACAGTCAATGTAGAGTTCCTGCTTATCGCCGTTATAGGTAACTTCGTAATACAGGCCGTCTTTGACAGGGGTGGTGAAAAGACCTTTATTGTTTTGAAGAGTTTTACACGACCAGACGGTGTAGATATCATCCGGTGACAGATAGACACCAGTTACATCAGCGTTATCATTGAAGTAACGGGAGATGGCGGTGCAGGCAGCCAGTTCAAATTCTTTAGGATTCATGGACGGTACCTCCGGTAGAAATACAGGTTACATCAGGTGGCACTTTCCAGGTTATATCAAGCGGCGCTTTCCAGGGGGTTGGAGTGGGGATAAACGGCATGTTATCAATCGGCTTGGTGTTTGGCGTTACCGGCAGAATTGTTTCGCCCTGTTCGGTTGTGATGGTGCGTTTGATGAGATGGCCGGCATCATCAAATTCTTCTGTAAAGGTAAAGATTGTTTTACTCAACTTTCCAGCCTCCTTCCTTATCCCAGGCAATGAGCTGGTTAAGGGTTTTGGGGGTATAATCATGCAGCATACAGCCAACGTTAATGATGTTGCCCTTGTTACTGGCGATACCAACCGCGTTATCACGCAGTTCTGCTTTCCACTTGGCGAGATAGGTGTTCTCACGGGTGTTATGGACGTGGCCGCAGAGCATGTAGCACTCCGGCGAATAGGAGTGGTTGTAGAACATGATAGGGTAGTGGCAGAGAATAAGTTTGTATTTGCCGGCTGTGAGTTCATCATAGCCCTTGATGGAAGAAAAGTAGCGCATCATTTCCGGTGAGATTTTATCGTGGTTGCCCTTAATGAGATGGATATGACCATTGAGCTGTTCAAGGATCATAGGAGCTTCGGACGGGTCCCAGAACATATCGCCAAGGACATAAACGTTATCGCCCGGAGAGACAACGCTGTTCCAGCGCTTGATAAGCTCCGCGTGCATAGAGGGCAGGTCAAGAAACGGACGGTCATCGAAGCGGATAATGTTACGGTGAGAAAAATGAAGGTCAGCAGTAAAGAAATTCATAGAGAAATCACCTCTGATATGGTAAGATAAAAGAAAAAGGCAAGGAGTGGTTATGAATGGCAGGACCGACAAGCGTAAGATTTTGCAATGAAATGCTGGAGCTGTGCGGCTACCAGGAGGATGCTCTGAACGAATGGAAACAGCGGATACAGGAAGGGGACAGCTGCACAAGAGAACAATACATCCAGATTGAAAAAGAACAGCAGGCGCTGCGGGAGATCCAGGAAAAAATCACGGACTATTTTAAGGTGCGGGCCAAATTTGACGAGGAGTTTGAAACAGCGCTTGAAATGCCGAAGCGGAGTTTGTTTGGACATGCACAGCCGCGAGTGGTGGTAAGACGAAGAAAGTAATCAATCCGCCAGGTCGGCTGAAACGGTAACGAGTTCTGTGATTGCGTCTTGAACGGAGGCTGATTTCTTATCTTTGAAGAAAGAGTCATAATCGAACCAGAGGTTGTTGATGATATTGCCGATGATTTTAACGGTGCTGCCCCAGCCCTTGGTAGCGACACGAATGTATTTACCTTTCATGTCTTCCAGACGGGAAACACCGACGACATCCATGATGCGCATGATAGCCTCCATACCGATGGCAGAACCCTCGTAAGAATCTTTTTCATAGCTGTCGGGGTAGACTTTGCCAAGGCAGTAACCGCCGTAAACAACATCCCAACTGGCAGCTTTGAGAGTAAGATCAAGAGAGAGACAGCAATAATTTGTGGTTGAAAGAGATACGTTTGTAATCTGAGCGTTCTCAATGGTGTAGCCTTCATCAGTGAGCGTTTGTGCGGTATATTTTTTCATGGCGTATACTCCTTAATGTTTACTGCTGCTGATATGAGGCCAGAAGAAGATGCCGCCGATCAGGCAGGTCCAGGCGTATGTGGAGGGTAGCATTTGCGGGGTGAAGGATGCGGTATTGAATAACTGGTTCAATGTGGAGCAGATGGCGGTGCCAAACATAGGCACCAAAATAAACTTGGCGAGAGCCAGGTGGAACCAAAAGACCAGAAAATAAACCAAAACAGTAATAAAAATGCCGGTAAGAATTGAAAGAAGTTTATCTGTATTAGCTGTCATTGTTTACATCTCCTGTGCAAGTGCGGCGATACGGGAACGGTAGATTTTTTGGAGCTTGACCTCGCCATAGAAATCCTGACCGCGGAAGACCTGGGAGAGGCGGCGCATACCGTTGTTATCGCCAGAGTAGATATCGAGATCGACCTGGGCGTCATAATCACCATCAATGATACAGATGGAATCTTCGCCGATACGCTGAAGAGCAAGCCGCATCATTTCAATATCAAGGTTCTGGGCCTCGGTAATATAGACGGCGCAGTTCATGCCGGTGGTATCAAAGCCGCGCAGGTCCGAGAAGGGGAGAAGCTGGATTTTGTTGGCGTCAATATAGCGTTGGAGTTCCATGGTATCGCCAAGTTTAGCGCCGAGCATGTTGCCGATTTGGCTGTCAAGCAGCTTTTCATCGCGGGTGCCGGGGTAAAAGCCAAGGCGGGCAGCGCCGGATGTGGCGCAGGGGTTGGTGAACACGATGATTTTATCAATCTTGTGGGTTTCCAGCAGCTTGAGCATGTGAGCCAGAGCCAGATAGCTTTTGCCAGTACCGGCAGGACCGCACAGCATGGTGATTTGGTTATGTAAAAGGCTGTCAAAAGCGAGCATCTGGTAGATATCTTTCTCCTTGGCCCTGACAGCGCCAAATGCCTGCGTTTTGAAGGGCTTATAATCCACCGCGACATGTTTACCGTCTGCCCACTTAAACGCCTGTACGGAGCTGTCTGCGGGGCTGTGAGCGATAAGATATTGATTGGGGATAAGGCCAAAGGTATTTCGTTCCGGCTGCTCATAGAGGGCAGCGTATTGCTCATCGGTTGGAGTGACCTCCAGAAAGCCGGTATAGCTTTGGCGGGGGAGAAGATCCTTGGAGGAGCAGACGGGCAGGTGGGCGAGGGAAGAGGCCAGGTGTTTACAGCAGAGATCGTCCGTGCAGAAGGTTATATCCTGGTTTTGGCTGTATGTTTTCCAGGCCGCATAAATGATGATGGAATCCGGGGTGTTGGGCAGTGTGCTGCGAAACTGGCAGGTATCATCGTTCAGACAATCGGTAGCATTGGAAACTTGATAAAGGTCGGAATCGTGGGCGCTATCGAGATAGTGAGCCATTTGGCGGGCACGATAACGAACGGACTCATCTTTGGTGCGGCTGGTTTTGATAGATTCCAGCTCCAGCAGGGTTTGGACGGAGATAATAAATGGACGATCGACAACATGTGCGCCCATATTGAGCAGGGCGCAGGTATCATAAAAAATAAGCAGAGAGAATTCCCCCTTTGAACGTCTATTGCAGTTTGAAAACTGCTGTGGTATACTGAGCGCATAAAATATTTTGTAGGAGGTTAGCACCATGCCGAGAACCAAGGGAAGCAAGAACAAAGTAAAAGCTGCCGGTGTTGATTACGAAAACCTGATTGCCGCTGCTCAAAAAGAAAAGGAAGAGGCGGAAGCCGAAGTTGCCAAGACCAATGCCAGTATTGAGGAGTTGAAAACCGACCTGCAATCCATGAAAGAAACCTTGAAAATGCAGAAGGCGGATGTGAAGGCCGCGGAGAAAAAGCTAACCAAGCTGGAAGAGAAAAAGGCCAAGGCGGACATTGCTGCTGAGGCGGAAGCAAAGAAAATTCAGGCGCAGGAAATGATCAACCAGCTGCTGGCGAACGGCATGAGTGCTGATGAGATTTTGGAAAAATTAAAGTAATGGGATGAACCGTGTGGGTGGTTGTGCCTGCACGGTTTTTTGTTTGTGAACTGAGGTGCCAGGTTTGAAAACTACGAAGATAAAGTGTTAAAGTTCTTACTGAATAAAAGAACAACACCAGCGGTACATAATGGCTACAACAAGTTCGTCCACCCACCAGTATCTTTCATAAAAGCTTTTATCTTTAGCGTTTTCATCCGGACCAAATACACTTTGAAACCATTCTTTTACAGAGCCAAACCAGTTGAAAAAATTATCTGAGAGCGTTTGTTTCATATGAATTACCTCACAGCTCCCAGTAAGATTTGACATCTTTACTGATTTCAACTGATAACTTACGAGCAATCAGGCGGGCGTGGTTGTACTGGGCCTTAATGCCGTAAAAATAAGAAGCGTCCATAAAGGACAGGCTATCTTTGGCGACAGCCTCAGCTGTTTGAATATTCTCACGGTTTTTACGCAAAAGATCGTCCTGATAGAGCTGCAACAGGCGCAGCAGTTCTGATTTTTCTGATAATGTCATAAATAATAAACCCCATACCCACCCGCGCGTTAAGAGCGCAACCTTTAATTGTTTTTGTTACTTATTTAGAGCGTTGATTTGATCCATCAGCTCACGAATTTCAGCGGTTTCCTGAACGGGTTCTGCGGATTCCAGAAAGAAAATGCTATGTTCGGTTGTGATGGCAAGCTTGGCATAACCTATATCAAGGATAATTTCGAGTTCTTTAATAAGGCTGGTATGTAAGAAGCCAGACTTGGAAGCGCCGAGGTTGTCTTTGGAGTATTCAAACCAGGCAGGATAGCCGGGGCCAAGGAAAGAAATACCCTTGAAGGTGCTGCCGATGCGGCGAAGGTAATCGTCCTCGGTGCGGGTTATGATACCATCGGGGTATGTAATGTCTGACATAACCCAGGTGGGAGAGATTTTTTCAAGAGCGTTTGGAACAAAAGTAAGATTCATTAAGTGTTGCCTCCGATAAGGTTATGCTCCCGCAGGAAGGTTACAAAGTCGTCCATAGACAGGTTTTCTTTGAAAAAATTAAAGTCATAATCCTTAGTGGAACATTCTTTGTACTGCGTTTCAACAGAAACAGGTGCTTTGAAATTTTCTGCCGTAAAAAACCAGTCAAAAGTTCCGTAAAATTTAACAAGTGGTTTATGAAGGAACATTGATTTATCACAGTAACAGTGATTGCTCCAGGGATACTTGCAAGAAGCTACAGCATCATAGAATTCATAAAAGGTTCCAAAACTGTCAAGGTGTTTAGTTGGTTCACCCTCTAAAAATAACAAATCACTAGCAAAAATGTTATTTGTTCCGTCAGAAATCAATATATACTTCGCAGAATAGAGTTTGTGCATTACTGTTCTCCTGTGCTGTTTTAAGATTCAGGAAAATGTACTTTTGTTACGGCGATGGGGAACTCCTCAATTTCCGATGCCCAAACGCATAACTCTTTGCGCCCAGCGTGTAGCTGTGCCCACACATACGGGAAACCTCCGATGCCATCGAACAGGCTGCCGAGGGTGGCATTATCCGGCAGGCGGTCAGCGATACCACCGAGAACGTAGTACCACTGCGGCAGGGCGATGGAGTTGCCCAGCGCCTTATATCGGGGCGCATCAGCGGCTTTGTGAGCTTTGCCCTTGCTGTCTACCCATTCGCCGAGGTCTGTCCATCCATCGGGATAACCCTGCAGGCGCTCACACTCAGTAGGGGTCAGGCGGCGAACAATCCAGCGGATGATTTTTTCAATTACGACAGCAGTATAATCCGTAATTCGGCTGTTGTGGTCACCCGTTATGGTAGGGGATAGCATACCATCGCCGTTGCCGCGTGCGTCATAGCAGACAATATTCGGGTCCTTGTAATCCCGACTGCGGATAGCCGGAGAGCAATCATTGCAGATAACCATGTTTGGCTCTGTGGTGGCGGCGTAACAGTTGATCGTGTTGCCCTGAATACAAAATGTCGGTTCGGCCACAAAAAGTGTCTGATCTTGCAAGGTGGAGAGGGTGGCGCTCTTTTCGGTCTGCACCAATGCACCTTTGCCGCCGCCCTCGCATCCAGAACGGATTTTCAAGGTATAGGCACATGCAGGTTTATTCCCACCACATTCAGCATTAAGAGTTGGCACTAATTCTTCGGCATATCCGATACTTCGTGCCTGCTCACTATTTCCTAACTTGAACGCACAAACATTGCTTACTTCGGCATGTACTCCATTTGCTGTTCCAGCGCTATTTTCAACAGCTCCAGCAGTTGCTTGCCCCGGCGTGATGCTCGGCGCAAAATGCCCTCGCAGGCTTTCCGGCTCAAATAATATTTCTCCGGCGCGTTGACCTGTAAGGTCGAGGACAAGCGAGATGCGCAAACGACGTTGGGGAACACCCCAGTACTGGGCGTCCATGGTTCGCCAAGCAAGGCTCCATCCGCTACCTGATACCTCCCCCGCTTTACTCCATTTTGATTTTGGAGGTTCAGGAAGAGAAATGGCTGGTTCTTTGATTCGGATAAGTTCTTCCAGCACAGCGAGGAAATCTTTTCCTTTGTTTGAACTGAATGCTCCGGGTACATTTTCCCAGACTGCATATTTGGGATATTCTCCATTCGTTGCCTCCTGCATTTGTTTAATAATCCTGACGGCTTCCATAAAAAGTCCGCTGCGTTGACCGGCAAGACCAGCGCGTTTCCCTGCGATACTGAGATCTTGACAGGGCGAACCAAATGTAATTACATCCACTGGTTCGATTTTAGAGCCGTCAATTAAGGTAATATCGCCGAGATGTTTCATTAAGTATTACCTCCTGTAGATCCAAAGCCGCCGTTACCGCGGTCTGTATCAGGGAGTTCGGCAACCTGGGTAACGGTGCAGTGAACAACGGGTTGGACGACCAGCTGGGCGATACGATCCCCGATGGCGAACGCCTGAGGTTCATTGCTATAGTTATGTAAGGCCACGATGATTTCGCCAGTATAGTTTTCATCAATGACACCAACCATATTGGCGGGGGCGAGGCCGGTTTTGGTGGCAAGGCCGCTGCGGGGATAGACAGCGCCGAATGTGCCGTGGGGCAGCTTGATGGCGATGCCGGTATGTACTTTGGCGGTCATGCCAGGCTGAATAATACAGGTGGCAACGATGACGGTACCGGGTGCTTCCACACTGATGGCGTGCAGATCCAGGCCGGCGTCCGTGGGGTGAGCATAGGAAGGGAGGGGGATGTCGGGGGCAAGAGGTTTGACGGAAAGTTCATCCTTAAAAACGACATCGCCTTCATCCAAGACTGTCCCAGTTGACACGATTTCACCGAGATGGTCGACTTTTGTATCACAGATGGGGTAGGTATAGTTTACATACGGGGTTTCATAGTGCATGGAGTACCTCCTTTACTTATACAGACCAATCAGCTGGCGGCGAAGATAGCGAAACCATGCGCGGCACATGGCGCGATAATTGGGCTTGGCCGAGGGAACTGGTGCCGGAGTGGTCACGGGTTCGGGAGTTGCGGTTGGTGCCGGAGTAGCTGTGGGCGCAACAGTCGGTTCCGGGGTTGGTTCCGGTGTGGCAGTAGGTTCAGCGGTGAGCGCAGGAACGGGGCCGAGCCACTGAGCGTAGAGGTCCATATTGCCGGTACAGACATATTCCTGATGAGGGGAATACCAGGTGCCGGAGCCGTCGGACTCTGTGTTCCAGCCGTTGAAGGTGTTGGCACCGTAGGTGGGCTTGGAATCAATGATCTGATAGGTTTTGCCTTCCTCCTGCTCATACTTTTTGGTGGCGAAAGAATAAGTCGGGCGGGACCAGTTGCTCCACCAGCAGCCGCCATTGGCGTGATAGGTAACGGTGTAAGTAGTGACGGCGGTTTCGGGCGTGGAAGACTCAGCATAGGCGGTGGCGCTGAGCCGAGGGCAAAAAACAATCAGAACAAGCGCCGTGAAGAACGCTGAGAAGAGCACACCAAAGCGAAAAAGTTTGTTGCATTTATTAAGATTCATAGTTAATCCTCCTTGAGGTAGAGGCCGCAATGGCACTGGCCGGAAACTTGAGAACGAAACTCCTGACACATACATTTGTTGGCCGGGATATGCTCAATGCGACAGGGACAATAGCCGTTATTGGATTTGATGGAGGCGCGGAATTCTTCGACCTCCTCTTTTGTCCAGCTGGGGTTTGTAATAATTTTCATTTGTACTCCTTTTGAAACAGGATTGTTTTATCAATCGGTACATTTCCTCTGAGTTCATAAAAACGCTGGTTCGTTTTTGGATTGTCAAGGCCGCCGAGTTCAGAGACATACGGGCCAACCTTGATAAAATTGAAGTATGCGCCGTAATCGCGCGGTCCATCGTCATACATCAGGTGAACAAAACTTGGGTAGTCAAGACCTGTGTAGAGGCATGTTTTCAAGTTGTACTGATGTGCGATTTCGCATGCTTTCAGTAGTTCGATTTTGTTCTGGTCGCCGCCCATAAAACACACGCAGGTAATCATGGACCGGTATTTATTGATGACCGATGGAAGATTCTCCAGCAATGTGTTGCCGCTATACTCCCATAAGAATTTGGAGTGGCAGTCAGGACAGTGATGCGGACAGCCTGTGATATCAAACACAAGGCTTATCTCTCCGGGAACTTCTTGAAATGTTACATCATAGTGGCTATACAGAAGCGGCTTGCAATCAGTCTGCATAATAGCGCTTCGCTGCCTCCTTTTGACGGGCTTCGGAGAAGCTGGATACGCGCTTGAGATAACCAATGACACGGGTTGCATAGTCCAGGTTCTCACTGCCGCACTTAGGGCATTTACGCAGGTGGTGCTTAGAAATGTGTCCGCAGTCATTGCAGATGGTATTCGGCACATTCACCGTCCAGTAGGGGCACCCAGTCTTGATGGCCACATTCATCAGTTTGCGGTACTGCTCCTTATCCAGATGTTCCTCCAGATTCAGATGCAGAGCGCTGCCGCCGTCCAGATACTGCGTCATTTTGGAGCCGTGAAGCATAAATTTATCAAGCGGTTTGGTAGGATCTTCGACAACATAGAAGTAACTGTTGTAGCAGTCACGCGGGACTACGAAGCCATCCTGCTTATCCCACTTTGCGTTCTTGACACCAAGGTTTTCAGCGGGGACATATTCTGTGTTAAACATAATGCCGTCAGAGCGATCTGCCTTGTTCTCGTCATAGATGACCTTGAGCACTTTGTTCGTAAAATCAACATAGTTTTGGTCGTCCGGGGAGATGGTGTAGCCAAGGAATTCACAGCCCTCAACAAAGCCGTTAATGCCAATGGTCAGGAACTGCTTATCCAAAGAGATATATCCGGCATCGTAGATAGGGAGCAGCTTTGCATTGAACTCGTCTTTCAAAATTGCGTTCCATGCCTTGAGGTAAACATGGATGTCTTTGACTTGTTCACGAACGGCCTCGCAAATATCACGGCCATTGGCAACAGCAGTCTGAATTAGGCGATTCATATTGATGGTGATAACACCCTTAGAACCAGTAGCCACGCCGCCAGCACCAAGAGTATAACTGAAGGTATTGTCGCTCATTTCATTGCGCAAACGGCAGCAGGATGCCAGAGAGTCCACACTATTGGAACGGTAGATAAAGAAGCTATGGCCTTTAGAAAGCATTTCGGCAGCATTGTCAGCCCATTCCTTATCGACATAATCAGTGCCATCATCCAGCAGGTTCAGCGTCTCGACAGGGAAGGTGAGAATCTTCTTCAGACGCTCCTGATTCAGCCATTCCATAAAGCGCTTTTGCAGCCAGGATACAGACTCCCACTGCATTTCTGTGCCATCAGGAAATACGAAATCAGAGAACATGCCCTCAAAATACGGCTTGTCGAAGTATGCGCAGTTCCAGAAGATGGACTGGAAATTACGAGCAGCGGCAGGCTGATTCAGAGAATAGACAACCTGCTCAAACTGGTCAGTAATAACCTTGTCGATGGTGCGATGACGGCTGGAAAGATCAACTACCTTATCAGCGTGCAGGTAATAATCATCGCCATAGTCCTTGCGGATAAAGTAATCAAGATAGGGGATAAACTCAGGGGTGGCAACTGCACCGGCAAACTGAGATGCAATGGCAAAGCACAGGTTGATAAATTCACCGCAGAAGGAATCAAGGTTGTGAGGAGCAGATGAACCGCCGCCGATGCTTTCCAGACCATTGAACAGGAACGGGTACATGGTAATGGAGACGCAGTACGGCAGGCACGGATTTGTTTCGTCATGGCGGTAAATAAAATGGTGGTCAAGCTGGTAAATGTACTTGTCGGCATACTCCTGACCGTACAGCTCTTTGATTTTTTGCCACATACGCAGACGGTTGATGCCGATACCATCCTTTTTATAAAGTTCACCAGTCAAAGTGGTGACATTCTTGCATTCCACATTCGCGTTCGCATCAACCTTACTGCCAGTGGCTGCGTTGCTGGATGCGGCATACTCCTTGATAAAATCAAGATACGGCTGATATTTTTCATATTGTTCGATAGCCATTACATACCTCCTACAATTTTAATTGCTTCTTTGAATCCATACTGCTGTTCGCCCACCTGCAGAACAGGCATCATATCCATGCCCATTTCAAGCATTTTCTGTACATCGGTAAACTCCGTATAGTGAATGCCCTTTTCCTGCAGTTTGTTTGCCAGAATCAGACAGCGCGGACAATGCGTGGTGTAGAGAATTACATTTTCCATAAACCCTCCTTGTAAATAAACAATTTTTCTGTTGCTGCTTGGCGGCTGTTCTTATCGAGTGTGACTGTGACAGCGCGGACAATGGGTTGTATACATAATGATGTTCATTCGGCATCTCCCTTCAATGTGGCGGCTGGAGCATCACGAGAGGTGAGGATGGTGTCATCAGAGATATACTTGCTGTAATCAAACTGCGGAGTTGTACGATATGTAACGGCAGAAGCAGCCTGAGCGAAGGCAGAGGAGCTTGAAGCGTTTGCTTTTTCTTTGGCCTTATCCAGCTCCATGACAGTGAGGACGCAGTAGTTGGCGAGATCCAGCAGGGTATCGCGCAGAGATTCATTGACCTTGGCGGGGGTGCCCTTGATAAGATTCATGAAGCGGTGGTACTTATGGGAGATCTGAACGGCGGCGGTGATGATGCCGTTATCGCCAAACTCCTGATAAAGCTGAGAGAAGGAATTGCCGTAATCTGTGTTTTTGGATTTGAAGGTATCGCACATTTCGACCTGGATGCGACCAAAGCGCTGAACATCATTCATGAAGTAACCTCCTTATAGATACATAAAAAATTTAATTAGCCAGCCGGCAAAGAGGGCGACCAACGCGGGCGGGCAGAGACCGGCAAAAGTGCCGAGGAAAACACACAAACCATCCGGCAAAGACCAGGAATCAAAGCAGCTGGATTTGCCGTCAATGACGTTTTGAACATCATTCTGCAGGGGGATTTTGTGGGGGATGCCGGTGGTATCAACGATGAATTCAAGAGCCAGGCCGATGCCGGCTGCATGAAAGACGCCGATGGTGGGGATGGGGCCAATGGCTAAAAACCAGTTCCAAAGTTTGGATGCGGCGAACCCCCAGACGGGGATGTGCAAAGCCCAGGCAGCAACGGCGCAGGCGTTAAGCTTTACAGCGCGGGTGGAATCAGTGAGGACTTTATGGACAACTTCGGACAAGTCCCGAAGAGCAGTTTCATCGTCTTCCACCTGGTTGATATGTAACTCGTAGGTTTTGAGGAGCTTGCGGATTTCTTCTTGGGTCATTCGGACGCCTCGATATCATTGAAAATTTCAGGGTAGACAGTCTGCAGCTCCTTGAGGACAGGAATCATGAGGGCGCGGATAGCGGGGTGGGCATCCTTGGCGGTGCGAAGGCGGAGGACTTCATGCCATTCGCGCAGGTTCCAGGTGCAGACGATCTCGGTTTTGAGGCAGAGGGGAAGGACATCGCGGGCTTCTTCCGGGGTGGCACCAGCATTCAACATGTCACGATAGCCTGTTTCAGCAAAGCCACAATAGTTTTTCCAGGAAATGCGTTTCCTGCCGGTATAGCCATGGTCAATAACTGTGATTTCATTGCCGAACTTATCTTTGTTGTAATTGCAGTAGCGGGTGGATTCCTGGGCGTAGGAGCCGATACGGTGACGGACGATCTCGTTGGCAACGCCGCGGTCAGTGATGAATTTAATGGTCAGGCTGATATGCTCGACCATGGCGTAATGATGATTTTTGCAGAGCATGGCGACCATTTTGGAATCACTGCCGGGCTTGATGGCATCCTCGCTTTGATAGCAGGTGCGGGCGATGCGTTCGATACGCTGCATGGTGACATCACGGTTGAGCGGGGTGATCCATTCGTGGGATTGAGGGATAATTTTCATGCGGGGTCGGCCTCCTGTAAGATAATGCAGTTGGATGGGTAGAGAAGAATATAATCTTTCTCCCAGGCATAACCGCGGTAGGTAGGGTTAGAAACTTTGACGCGGCAAGAGGTGAAACCGATTACAACATAAGTGTTCCAGTTGATGCCGCTGTTTTTATCCGTCTGCGCATAGGCAACGGTATCGCCGACATGGATTTCGCGGCCAATGGCATCGGTAATAGGTTCAGTCATGGGCGGCCTCCTGTTCGGGTTCGCGCTGCTTGATAAGATGGCCGATCCAGAACAGGCGCTTAGGGGTGATTGGATCTTCTTTCAGGCAGGCAAGAGTGTGGTTTTTGCGGTAGCGGGGTTCAAACTCCAGAGTGAAAACGGTATCTGCATTGGAGAGAATGAAGTCTTTATAGTCCTGGCGAAGGATAGGCCAATCGGGATCGTTTTGGATAGCGGTGAGATCGAACTTGACTTTATCGCCATCTTTGTAATCCAGGATATTGCCGGTGTTCTGATAGAGCCAGGCGATGGCTTTGCCGTTGCGCTTGATGTTGACGGCGTTTGCGATTGCTTTGTTTTTGATAAGATCACCTGCTTTGGTAAGAGTGAAAAGGTTGGCGGGCATTGAACGCTGCACGCTGGGCGGGTGTTAGATCATTGATGTTATAGGTAATGATGAGAGCGGAACATTTGGAAGCATAACTGCGGCAGATAGATTCAAGCTCTGCCTTGGCACGCTCTTTGCGGTGGAGTTCACGGGTAGTATTCATGGGGGCGGTGGATCAACTCCTTTAACGAGAAGATAAGTTTTGCCCTGGAGGGCGGCCGGGAGAAAGACCAGGCGGCCGGCAGCGAGGACGAAGCAGCCGATTTGAAGGCGGGTGACGACCTGGTAGCTGCGGTGGGCACGGAGCAGGGGAGAGGCGGATGGATAATTGGAGAATAGGACGGCTTGCATCATGGCTGAACCCCCTCCAGGTGCTGTTTCATTTCGCGGTAGAGGATATCATGGATGAGCTTGCCGGAGGTTTGAGGTTCACAGAAAATGAGCTTGCAGTCATAGCGGGCAAGCCAGGTTGTGAGGCTGGCCACCATGGCGACAGGGGACATTTTGCTGCGGTATGTACCGGCGTAAAGCATTTCCCAGGTAGTGCGCTCAACAAGCAGATAGGTACGGGCACCTGCTGCTTTGGCACGTTCAAATTCACGGGTAAAGCGATCACGCTGGGAGGTAAAGCAATTTGCGATTTCGTCGCTGGACATCTTCCGTTCGATCACGACGATGTTTTCTAGGCTGTAGGGAACGCCGGTGGGCAAGATGACTTTGGCAGAATAATCGCCAAAATTGAGCTTTTGCCGTTCGACTGGACAGCCCATTTGCTGAATGCGCTGAGTGAGCGCCGAGGTTTCGTGCTCACGGGTATCGATCAGGATAGTAAAAGTTTCAAGGGCGGATTTAACAAAGACTGGTTCGATAATATCACCCCCTAAGAGAGGAACCACCAGAACAAGCTGAAAACGATGGCTGTGAGATAGAGTTTGTACCAGTCATCACGAGATAAAAAAAACCGATTGTCATTGGTCGAGGGCTTTGAACAGCCCCACCGGCCAGGCGAGAATGAGGTTGAAGGGATAGATGAGTTCAAACTGGGAGGGGAAGAAGCCGCGGAAATCAAAGTGGGCGTATCACCAGACATCGAACTTTTGGTGATGTTACCGAAAATAGTGGCAATAACACTGATGGCAGTATTGAGAACCGCCATAACCAGAAAAAAATTAACGTACATGGCTGTATTTATAAAGGAAAGTGTTGAAATCCGTTGTGGACTGGACCCAACCGGCATCGGTGCGGGACCACTTGCCCTCCTGCTTGGTGCCAAGAACCTTGATGATATCGCCTTTAGCGATGGGGTTTTGATCCATGGTGGAGGGACGGATTTTGAAATTAACGGTTTGACCGGTTGCAAGCTGGTACAGTGCGATGGTCTTGTTTTTATATTTGCCGTCAATAGAGAGAATGTAGTGGTAGGTGGAAGCGAGAGAAGGGTTTTGGTATTGGAGGTAGCCAAGGTACTCGCTCTGGGCATCTAAGATCTGCTTGACATGCAGCGGTTCATCCGGCAGATCATTCCAGATGGCTTGAAGAGCAGAATCATACTGGAAATCTTTATAGGTTTTAAGCTGGTCAGATGTGGTGGAGTAAGCTTCAATATAAGGTTTGTACGAAGACTTAGTGTCCTTTGGAAATTGAGAACGGCCATAGAGGTCATTACACGCACTGATAAACTTGAGAATCTTATTGCCGCCAGCGAATGGCTTAAAATAATCCAGCAGGACAAGCGTTTCGATCTTGGCGGAGTTTAAGCTGCGGGTATGGGACATTTCTTTCCAGAGAGAGTAAAAATCGGTGAATTTACCGGACTGATACATTTTCCAGAGGTCATTGGCACAACCTTGGCTTAAACCTTTGATAGAGAGAAGCGAAGGGTCAATGGCGTGGTTTTCTTTATCAGCGGTAAACTTGCGGTTATCATGCCCCCACTGGATAGGGCCTTCATGAATACCAAAACCGCGGAGCATTTCAGCTTTGAGGGCAGCTACTTTTTCCTTTTTGCCTTTATTGGAGAAGTGCTGCAGGCAGACCTCGTAAAACTCATAGGGATATGTGGCTTTCTGCCAGGCATTATAGAGGGAATCATAGGCCATACAGGCTGAATGCGATGAGTTGAAACTGTACGCTGTAGCGTCGTTAATAATCTGCCAAATCTGATTTGCGATTTCAACCGGCTCTTTGCCCGGTGGACATTGGCCTTGAAGCTTATCACAGAGGCCGGAGATAAACTGTGCTTTTAACGGTTTAACCTTTTCAGGATGCTTTTTGGCAATATCCTTGATGATGCCGTAACACTGGTCCATGGGGAAGCCGGCAAAGTTCAGAATCGTCATCAAATTTTCCTGATACAGAATAAAGGAGTATGGGAACTCTTTTGTTTGAATCAGGTTGTCAATGACAGGAACGCCGTAATCAAACGGAACGCGGCGCTCAAATGTGGGATACATAGACTTGAAACCGGGGCGGATGGCAGCAACAAAAGCGGACAGCTCAGAAACGTTTTGCGGTTTGTAACGCATGAGTTTTTGAGAGGTGGAAGCTTTTTCGCACTGGTTGACACCGCAGGTGAGACCGCTGGCATAGATATTCCAGACGGCTGGATTATCCTTGACTTTTTCTGATAGTTCATCAACGGTCAGAGGTTCCATTCCGATACGCTTGAATACTGCTGCGGTAAGAGCTACGGTATCAACAATCAGCCAGTCATTTTTAAGGAACTTATATTTTTCAGCCACAGCGCCATCAATGACAGTGGTAATATATTCCTTTTTGGTTGTTTCGCTTTTACATTTGATAAGACCAATCTGGCGGCGGATGCTGCCCTGATAAAGAAGATAGGCACAAGGAGCTTTTGATTTTGATACAATTAAGCCCCAGTAAACCTCGCTGCGTTTGACAAGATCCTGATATTCTGGGTCAACGTAATCATAGATACTGATATCGGCTTTATCGTCATCATCGGCATATTTGAGAGCAACTTCGTACTTTTCAAGCTGGTCGCTGATTTTATTGGCAGTTTCAAAGTCCAGCCTTTGAGCGCGGGCGTACATCTTAAATGCAGCTTTCTTTTTCATGGTGCCAAAGGCAATCATGGGGTAAGCATGGTCTGCACCGAGGATTTCGCGCTGGGCACGCTCGAATGGTTCCTGCGCACTGATATTCTGGTCGATATCGGGCAGGCTGTTCGTCTGAATAATACGAGTAGTAGAGAGGAATCGTTCTGGGTACAGACGAATGGGAGATTTGAAACGGTCAACTTTACTGAAACCACAGAGGGTATTGGTAAAGTAGCTGACAGCAGAACCACGGCCAGTGTTTGTGATGATGCCACCATATTTAATGCCGCGTTTGACGATTTGATAGTCAATTAGTGGATAATCCACCATGCCGGTATCGCGGTAAGTATGAGCTTCCATCTTGACGCCATCAAAGTAACGCTGATAATCCTCTGGCGGAACGTGTTTCATGTACTCGCGGAACTTAGAACTGATTAAGCGATTGTAGATTTGATATTTTTCCTCTGGGGTTTTATCCGGGTACAGGGTGGGAAGTTTGCGGTTGGTTTGAAAAACCTCGCTGTCGTAATCTTCAAAATCACAAATCAGATCTGTGTTGCGAACAGCCTGGTCAACTGCTGCTGGTGGGACAATGCCTTGTTCGGCAAAACGCTGGCGAACGGTAGCTTCATTAGGATAGTCCATATACCAGCCATCCTCGTCGTCATAGTGGATATCACTGGCGGCAAGAAGAGCATCACGTTCAACAGATTGTTCCGGGTAGATATAGTGGCTGTCAAGGCCAACAATCATCTGGATACCGTACTTTTTGGAAAGCTCCAAGATTCTTGCGTTTAGCTGCTTTTGCTTATCGGTATTATGAGCCTGAATTTCAAGCATGAAGTTATCCTTAAAATGGTTATGTAGGCGAAGGACTAGATTTTCAACATAATTAGGTTCATAATGCCAGAATGCAACGCAGGCAGAAGTAACAAAAACATCGTTGGGCGGCAGTTGGAACAGGAGTTCTTCATCCAGACGTGGGCGATAGTAATAACCGTCCTCATTGGCGGTAGATAGAACTTCGTTGATCCACTGACGACCGTTTTCGTTTTTGGCGAGAAGAACAATATGGCAGTTGGTACGGTCTTTTTCGTGCCGGTCTTTGACCCAGTAAGCTTCAGTGCCAAAGATAAACTTGAGGCCATACTTGATAGCGATTTCACGGCATTCGTGGTATTTGCCTTGCCAGCCGTGCTCCAGAGAGCAGAGAATGTTCTGACTGAGTTCAACAGCGCGTTTAGCATATTGTTCATAGGTGGCGGGAGAATCGGGGGTATAGATGTTGGAGCAGCAGGTGTGCTTATGGTAGTTCTGCATTAGCATGGCCTCCGTGTACCATTGAACATATCCTCCGATGCTCGTGAGAACTCAACAAAAGATTGTTCTCGTTCTGCAGCCGCTGCTTTTGCAGCTTCTTCTGGAGTATCAAAATGGCCAAGGTAATGCCGAATGCCATTACAGGTAATTTGTGCTGTCCACGGTTTGCCCCAGCCTTTATTTTCCCAGACGTCGGCATAACCGCTTTTATTGTCCGCACGCATTGCCTGGTTTTTCATATTATCGGCATGTGTAACTAACCGCAAATTTGAACGTCGGTTATCGTATGGCTTGCCGTTAATATGATCAATTTCCATTTTGGCCGGAATATTTTCCTCTCCAAATAAAAGCCGATGCATCAAGACGTAGTGATTATGCCGAATATTATTTTCGTCAAGATAATAAGTATAAAGAGTTCGTAAATAACCATCTTGATGTTTATGCCAACAGTACGAAGAGATAAGGGAATAATCTTCTTTGGAAAAATAAAATTCATAACCAGCACGGGTTGTACCGATATAATATGTTCCATCGTCAGATAAGACATATGAATTTCTTTTTGTATTAAAATGAGTTATATCTCTTGAATGATCATAAATTGATGGCGTTTTTATTCACCTCCTGTAATTTATTTCAAAAGCCCTGCGGGGGCGGGGAACGGGTGGTCATGGGCGGCTCCTTTAGAAGAGATCGGCTTCGGTTTTGGGTGGGTCGGCGATGAGGGCCTGGGCGTTATAATCCCGGATGGCGGGGCAGATTTTGCGGTAACTGCAAAGGTTATTGCAGAAGAAAGCGCTGTCCTTATCGACCTTGCGGGCAGGCCAGGGAGTGGTTTCATCCTGAGGCAGAGACTCATAGACATCGGCGACCTTGTTGATGTAAGTAAGAGCTTCCTGCTTGAGTTCCGGGGTATAGGGGTAAGGCTCTACAAAAGGTTTGATGATGAACTGCTGGGCGACTGACATGGGGAACCTGGGACCAAGAAGATTCGTTTCTTTGAAATCCAGCATGGCAAATTCAATCTCAGCTTCATCCATACCGGCATCGCGGCAGGCGGATTCGACCGCAGGGGCGATAGTATCGTAAATTTTGGAGCGATTGACGATGCGGATACACTGGGTTTTGTTGCGCGAACGGGATGTGGCGTACCAGGTGTAACGGATCTCGACATACTTGAGCATGATCCAAGCGAGATTTTTGACTGTATAACCGGCCTGCTCTAATGCCATAGCGTAGATCACGAGCTGGCGGCCATGCTCCAATAAATCTGACGGTTTATACCGGGAGCTGGTTTTAAGGTCATAGACAGATACCGTACCGTCATCATTCAGCTTGGTTAAATCAATATAGCCTTGCAGGGCGCGGGTAGGACTGACGCGGAGGATAACCAACTGCTCGATAAGGTACTTGCCGCGAGGCGGGTAAAAGTTCTGGCAGAAGTGGGTCATATCCTTAATCCATTTCTCTTTGATGGAGTCATTGCCGCGAAAATCTTTAGGAAAGGTAAGGCCGAGGGTATCACATTCATCCAGGGCACTATGTAGAGCGGGAAGGAGGTCATCACAGGTTGCTTTGCCTTCGATGAGGTCTTCTGTGACTTGATGGGATGCTCCTCCTAGCAAACCATAGACACTTTGAAGTCCGGGTTCATGCTTGATATAGGAGTACCAGGATTCCAACAGGCAGTCGTTTACACAATTAAGCTTGGAATACGAATATAAATGGACGCCCGCATCTTTTAGTTCTTGCAGGCGGGGGTCTTTGGCGCGTTCGATTATAACCACCTCACTTTCGTTTGCAGGCAGGTGACGTAGGCATCGCGGCCAAGGTCGGCGGGATTTTGTTTGCTGCCTGCGGGGATAATATCGTGGTCGGGGTCCCAGACATAGCCGACCCTGGTAGTTAGGATTAAATTGTTCTGGACAAGCTTGGCGGCTTCTTCCCGGATAGCGTCTTCTTCTAATCCTTCATCAAGAGCGAGAACAATAGTTTTGGGGCGAAGAGAAAAAATCATGCTGCGCTGGGCCTGGGAGACATGGCAGCCGCAGAGACCGAGCGAGATATGGGCACCGAATGATGCGCACTGCATGGGGGCTTTTTCCGATTCAAAAAGGACCACGTTCTGGGTTTCGATGATGCGCTGGTAGTTTTGCTGCAGGGCGAACAGGGTTTTGCTGCGCGGGCAGCTGACGATGGGATACCAGCGGTCCTGATGAGGGCAGTTGGGGTCATTGGAGCGACCCATGATACCGCAGAGCTGGCCATCAAAATTGCGCTCCGGGATGGTGATACGGTTGGAAAGAAAATCATAACCAACCTGAAATTTTTCCTGCGTTACATAATCAATGCCATCGCGGAAGAACATTTGGTTGTACTTGCCCAAGTATGGCTGCAAAGTTTCCTCTGGGATGGGAGGCACGGAGTAATCCTCCGGCTGATCAGGGAGAAGCTTGCGGTAGAAGCCGCCGAAGGGATAGTGAACTTTGGCCGAGAAATCATTCTGGTCGAGATCCAGAACGGTGGTGACAAAGGTTAAGCTATCCGGGAAAGTGCAGTTCAGGCGCGACATGATAAGGGTGAAAAGATTGCCTTTGCCGTTGGTGGAAAAGCAATAAAACCGTAAAGAATCAACATCCAGAACAATGCTGGTAGGGTTGGTGCCGTCCGCCCGTGAAAAGCGGAACTGGGCTTTGGCTGAATTAAACGTAATGTTTTCATAGCCGAGGGTTTCGAGGATGGTGTAGATATCATCCGAGTGGCCGATCAGGCGCTGGGAGAGGAGTGCCGCGTTCATGGGCGCACCCCCTTTAACGGCCGATGGCTACATGGTCATTGCGGATGGTACAATAGCCGACCTCTTTCCAGTTGTTCCAGCTGAGGTTTGCTTCATACAAAAATTGCTGACCGTCTTCATCGTTACGGGTTTTATCGAGAAAGGCGACGATGTACTTTTTGGTTTTATCCAGCGTGAGGGGGGTGGTGAATTTTTCCCAGGTGCCATCCGGTTTGCGGGTGCGGGTGTATGCGTGACAATCACATTTCTCGCCGGTGTATTCATCCTGCCAAAGTTCCCGAATATAAATCATTTCGGAAAAAACCTCTTTGATTTGCTTGCCGTTGGAAAGGGTGGAGGCATCGAGAAAGCGCTGGTTTTTCATGTAGAGGGCCAGCTGATAGGTACAGACGATGGAGACGTTTTCCCGGCTGGCACACTGGAAAATTTTGCGCGAGGACTGCAAGAGCTGACGATACATTTCCATATTGCCGCCGTCATCGTCCGACTTCATGGTGTCCCACAGGAACATCTGGTAGCCGAGTTTGGAATATTTGCGAACCGACTTGATGACGCGGGAGGTGTCGTTATCGAACATTTTGATGAAGCGGATGGAAGAGTATTTCTTTTGGCTGATGGCTGCCGCTTTAAGCAGCATTTCTTTTTGTTCATCCGTGAACTTGCCGACCTTGAGATGCTTGCGAGTCATTTTCCAGTAGCCGAGATCATTGGTGAGGATATGGATGGTGAGCAGCTGTTTGTAGGCACGGACCTGCATTTCGTTTGAAATGATGCAGCACTTGACACCGGATTCGGTTAAAGGCAGGATCATATTTTCAAATACGAAAGAGGTTTTGCCGGTGCCGGAGAAGCCGCCCAGCATGTAAAGATCACCAAGGGGAAGGCCAAGAGTGGCCCAGTTGAGGCGGGGGCAGTTTTTGCCGTAATTCAGACCGACCGTTTCGCCCTTATCCAGCTCTGTGATATACGATTCATCAAAGGCGACAGATTCGACTTTCATATCGCGGGTGGAGTTCATGCTGATGGTGTTGAGCTGATAGTCGAAAAAATCGTAGACTTGGGAGTTGGACATGGAATCAAAGCGGGAGGTATCCTGGAAAGTTTTGAAAAACTGCTCGCAGAGATCGGAGAGAGTATTGAGCTTGGAGATGCGGTCAAAGTAGGCTTCGACGTTATCAACATCCACGAGGGATTTGAGCTTTTCGACTTCCGGGTAGCCGCCGTAGGCCGAGAAGACTTTGCGGGTATCGGCTTTATCCGAAAGGTAGGTATCGACCGAAATGCTGTCGAAATTGCGGAAGCCGGAATCATACATGCCGCGGCCAAGCTGGTAGTAGAAGAGGGCATCTTTGGTTTTGATGGTTAAATCATTGCCGAAGTTGACCTGATCGTACTCGCCAAACAAAACCGGTTCTTTCCAGAGGCAGAAGACAAAAGAAGCTTCGTCTTGAGCGCGGGAGGTATTGATTTTATCAAGACAGGTTTGGAGTTCGATATTTAGTCACCGCCTTCCAGAAAATCTGTGATATCTTTGGGCTGAGCAGCGGAAGTGAAATCCTGCGGGGGCGGAGCCTGTTGGGGTGCAGCCTGACGGGATTCAAATTCCTGCTGAGATTTGAGGCGGCGGGCAACATCGTTGATATTGTTGGTAAGGATGGCCATGAGGTAGGATGCTTTTTGATAGTCCGAACCGAAAGAGCGGGAAGCCAGAGCGTATTCAATTTTGGACTGACATTCCTCCATGGTGGCAAGGACAGCGGCATAGCCGTAATGTTTGAATTGCATGAGGCCGCGGGTGATGACCGTTGGAAAAACATCGCCCGGCTCATAGCCCATATAGGAGGCCATGCGGGTAACGACCTGACGGTAATAATCAGATTCCTGCTTTTTTTGCTCATACAGCTCTTTGGTTTGGTAATAAAAACCATCCGGGGCCTTGAAATAATCCAGCGAGTTGCCATAGATGCCGGTGGCGTGACAGATGACGCGGCGGCCTTTACGGACTTTGGGTGCTGCCATATTTGACACCACCTTTACGCTGCGAAGAGGTCAGCGATCTGGCGCAGGGTTGCAGCCGGGATGTTGGGGGAGGAGAACTTGGGTTCACCGGTAGCGGCCAACAGTTCCTTGGCTTTGGCCTTGATTTCATCTGAGGCGTTGGAGAAGCCATTGACGATGGTGTTGTAATATTCATCACGGTGAGATTCGTCCTGTTCGGCCTGCTTTTCGGCTTCCTCCTTTTTGCGGGCTACGGCTGCCTGTTTGGCGGCGGCTTTCTGCTCGGCCTTGGCGGCAGCATCAATCTGCTTATCCGTAACCGGAGCAACCGTGTGAGCACCGGCGACACCCTGTTTGAAGGCGGCGAGGAAATCCTGCGGATCAAGGGTGATCGTTTCAGGCAGGTCATTGAAGCGGGAACCGGCATCAATGGTGGAGGTGCCGCGCAGATGGATAACGCGCTTTTCGTTTTCGATTTTGCCAGATGCGATATCGCGCTCGATGGTGCCAACCATGACCATCTGGGCGTTATCAGCAATGGCGCTGTATGTACGGTCCTGCATGAGGTTTGTGAGCTGCTCATACTTTTCGCCGGTGAGGGGGTCCGTGCGCTCCTTGAACTTGGTATGGGACAGGATGAAGACGGCGATGCCGGCGTTGCGGATGCGGGAGAGCTGATCGTTGATGATTTTAATCAGACGGTCAGAGCCGCGGTTGTAGCCGCCGAAGGCATCATTGATGGATTTGCAGGACTTGCCGGTTTCACGACGGGATTCCCGCATGACTTCATCGGTGGCGATATCAAAGAGGGTATCAAAAGTATCAAAGCAGACACCCTTGATGCCGTAGTCAGCATTGTTTTCGATCAGATCATCGACGATCTGGACAAGGCCGCGGTGGCCGGTTTCTTCATCGTAATCATCGTCCCAGGTGAGGGCTTCTTCGACCTGGAGGTTATCGAGGTGGTGGAAGCCGGACTCGGTGCCGCAGGAGATGAGCAGACCCTTGGAGGCATTGCCCCAGGCGGCGACAACGAGGTTGCGCCACCAGGTTGTTTTGCCGAATTTGCGCGGGGACAGCAGCATGTAATAGGGGTAGCTGGCAAGATCGCAGCTGATTTGATTCATTTTGAATGCCATAGGTTCACGCTCCTTTTGTGTTGGTGGTTAATTAAAACAGCTCGTCTTCATCCCGCGAGGTGGGGGCGGTGAAGGGCGGAGTTTCCGGCTCTTTTTTGGCGGACTTTTCCATATCGGCAACCGATTCATCCTTCGTGGGGGTGTAGATCAGATCAACAAACTCGGAATTCTTGAGGCCGAGGTCGATCGGGCCATCCTTGAAATCATTGCGGGGCATGGGGCGCATGAGGCGGAGTTCCTGAACACGGTTGCCGTAGATGGAGCCGCGGGGACGGAAATCATTGAGGGTGGCGTTGCCGGCCTTGATGGAACGCAGCTGGAAGGGAGTGAGGCAGGATTCATCGAACGGCTTTTCTTCAGCACCGTTGACAACACGGCCTTCCCACATCATGCAGAACATCGTTTTGACTTTGGTATCCAGCTCGCCCATGCGGTACTCATAGGTGGACTTTTCACCGGGATCATCCATGTTGTAGACGGCAGTATTGAAGATCATCTGCAACGGCAGATACTTATCGCCTTCGTCCTTGTTGATGTAGGATTCAACATAGCCGTTGACGTAGATCTTGCCGGTTTCCTTGAGGTCGGCTTTGTCGATACAATCCTTGTTGAAGATGAAGGGAACCATGATGGCCAGCTTGGGCTTTTCGACCGGTTCGCCGTCTTTATCGAGCAGGGGTTTCCAAACGGAATCAATGTTGAAGTTGCGGCGCAGGATGCCTTTGGAATCGTAACGGAGGACCATGCGGCCATTGACGGTGATGCGGCCGGTGTAGTTCTTGAGAGCTTCGGCCAGGTACTCGGCCAGGTCATAGCCGGTGATAAAGGTTTTGGTTTCATCCGAGCCGATGTTGGTGCGATAGGTGCGGTGGGGAGCAACCTTGGAAATAACATCGGGGTCAAGGCGGTCAGACCAGCGGATATCAATGGGGTTATTATCCCGGTCGTAAGTTTTGATGACATCGCCGGAGCGAGAAGTGTCCAGCAGGGAGACGAACTGAAGGCTGCTGCCGACCTTGACACCAAAGCTGAGCTGGAGGCGGGTATCAGACATGCCGCCGTAAGTAGCCGGGGTGGAGGTAAGCAGATCATTTTTGGTGGAAGGAGTAAAATCACCAACAAAGTTGAAGGTGATGGTGTTGTTTTTTTTAGGCATAGAGGACTCCTTAATGTGGCATATTTACGAAAACTTGTAATTAGAAAAGAAAAAATAAAAAGGCGGGGTTAATCAGCCGCCAAAATCAGTGTCAAAATCGTCATCATCGTCGTCTTCATCGGTCTCGTCATCCTCGAAGTCATAGGATTCATCATCCTGGGAGGCGGCACAATCACCGGAGCAGTTAGAGCAATCGCCGGAACATGGTTCATCGCAGGGGAAGAAGGCATCATCGACGGTGAGATGGGGGTTGATGGTACAGACGGATTCAATGGCGTTGGCAACAGTATCGGCACAGGAATCGCAGACGGTGAGGTCAAAGATATCGCCGTCATTTTCGGAGCCATAGCCGAAGCGGTAGTTCATGCGCATACCGTAACTTTTGAAATCGGGAAAAATCTTTTTGCAGACATTACAGATAAACATGTAAGAACACCCCCGTTAAGATAAGTGAAAAAATGATTGCGGTGGTTTGACGAAAAAACGGGGGCGGGGAGCGCGGTAGGATGAACGTGGCGGACACCTCCTGACAAATCATTTCAAAGCGAGAAGGGCGGTATGCAGGGCAAAGAGTTCTTCCGATGTGGAGGCCACAATGCGAACCGATGCGGAATAATCCAGGCTCATAAGGGAGAGCAGGCTTTTGGCGTTGGCCTGGTTGCCGTTGCGGTCGATGACAACGACCTGGCCGCATTCTTTGGCGACCTGGTTAAGACGCTGGCACTCGGCAAAGCTGCGGATGCGGGCGGTAAATTCGTGTGCTGTGCCCATCACGCAGCATCCTGTTTGGTGTTTTTGTGGGCGATGAAGCCGGGGATGGGTTCACCCATCGCTTTGCAGGCGGCGACACACTTGCCGATCCATTCATTGAAGGGGTCGTGATCAAAGGGCTTGGCGAAACCTTTGGAAGCGGGTTTATTGTCAAAGCTGGAAGTGTAAATAATACACTTCACGATATTGCCGGAACGCTCAAAGAGCATATCGCCGCCATGTTCCGTGACGCGGGAGGACAGTTCAACAACCTTTTTGCGGGCTGCTGCGATTTCATCATCAGTCCAGGTGATGGAGGCGGGATCATTGGTGGCCTTGGTGATAGCGGCATAGGACTTGAAAGCCAGCTCGACAGCTTTGTGAGCGACGCGGTGAGCTTCGGCCTTGTCGTCCAGGGAGACTTCGATCTCGATGGTGACGGTATCCGGCTCTTCATCATCATCTTCCGGGGCGGGCTTGGTGGATTCGACCAGCTTGATTTCATCTTCCCACAAGACAAAATCGGAACGCTTGCCGCTTTTGCCCTGGTAAGAATAGGCATAAACAGTTTTGCCGTCGGTACGGGTGCGAGGTTTGGATTCGGCTTCAATGATGGTATAGGTATCGCCGGACTTGACGCCACGGATATCTTTATCCAGACCAAAAGTCTTGTACATATCGTTAAAAATTTCGTTGTCCTTGGCAATATCGGGGATGGGGGCAACATAAGGTTTGATGACGGTGACACGATCGCCAGGATGGAACTTAGGTTTCATAATTCATTCTCCTTTGAAAATAGTGAAATTATTAAGATCAACAGCGCCGGAGCCAAATGGTGGTTCCGAAAACACTTTTGAACCGATAGGAGGGGTAAGGCGGTTCTGCCCGGACAAGGGAGCTATCTGCATACCACCGATTCGACCACAAACCGTACAGTAACGGAGCGGATAATAAAGCAATGTTGTTTTGCCGGTAATTTGATTGGTATAGCAATGAACATACCAGGCTTCTGTGTAAATGTGCTTATGCCGGGAGCGGGGACGGCCGGTGGATTTACCGGGTTTGCGGTGAGGCGTGGGTTCATCGAAATCGGATTCCATGACGGTGGTGGGGGTGATGGAGTGCGGGTTAGGTTTGGAAGTGTTCATGATCTAGTCCTCCTTATCATGAAGATGGGCGCGGACACCGATGGCGGCATCAACAAGAAAGCCGGCAGCAAAAGCAAGTAGGACAAGAAACAATAAGGTACCGGAATTAAGAATGACCATGAGAGCACCTCCAAATGTGGAACATGATTTAGTTGGTGGTATCGACAATAATGGGGGTATCGGAGCCGGACTGGACGGTGGGGAGCTGTCCGTTCCATTTTTCATACATCTGCTGCTGGATCAGTTCCGGGGTGAGGGACTGGGAGATCAGACGGTTGGCATCGGCCTGAGCCTGGGCTTCGATCAGTTTGGCTTCGGCGTTGATCTGAGCGGTTTCTTTTTCCTGGTTGGCTTTGGTGATAGCGACTTCTTTTTCTTTTTCGGCATTGACATTGGCGGTCTGCTGTTCGATCTTTGCCAGTTCCAGATCCTGCTGAGCGTTGACCTTTTTCTGGACAGCAGCACGGGTTTCGTCATCGGGGTCGATATTGATCAGAGAAACGGATTCAATGATGATGCCGTAAGGCTCGAACTTATCCTTGAGGTAGGCGGTGAGTTCCGAGTTAAGGGAGGCACGCTGGTCGCCAAGCAGATCAATGACGGAATACTTGGCCGTGACCTCCTTGGTCCAGGACATGATGTTGGGCTTGATAAAAACCTCTTTGACGTCCTTGCCGGACTGACCCTTGAAACGGGTGAAGGTATCAGCGACATGATCGGGATCAAAACGGTAGGTAAAAGTTAAATCGACCGTGAGACCTTTGCCATCATTGGACGGGACTTCAAAGGATTCATCGCCTTTGGAATCACCGTCCGAACCGGAGGTGAGGTAAGACTGTTCGATGCCGATGGTGTAGGTAGTGACCTTTTGGGTGGGTTTGACAAGATGGAAGCCCTGAGTAAGGGTGGTTTCCGCCACGCCGCCATTCATGTTGTAAATGACGCCGACATAGCCAGCAGGAATACGGACAGTACAAAACAGAGCAATAACGATACAGAAGATGATGACAAGAGCAGAGATAACTGCGCCGACGGTTTTGTTCATTGAAAAAACTCCTTATTTTTTGTTTGTGAACTGACGGAAGAAATTGAGAATTTTGGAACCAAATTCATCATAGTGCGGGGAAAGCCAAGCCCAAAAAAGGATGGCTGCGAGGATTATGAGAAGGACAAATGCGGCTGGAATGGAAACACCCCCTTTGAAAAAAGAGTAAAAAATAGAAAGCCCCGCAGAAAATGAGCTGCGATGCTTTATGGCTTTTTGCTGAATAAGAATTCAGTGAAAGAGGATTCAGGGAATTTTAATTTTGTGATAGTGGCCGGAAAACGTTTCAGCATCGGGGATCAAAACTTCATGGCGATAATCTGTAGGATAGTTGGCTTTGAGCCAGGTGCGTTTTTCTTCGATCTGCGACCAGATGGAAGTGCAATCATACAAAGAATACTGCTCTGCAAAGCGGAGGAAATGTGGGATAATACCGCCGAAAATAACTTCATCATAAAGTTTGGAATCAGGGGATGAGAGGTAAATATCCAATAAAGGACAAGATGAAATGGGGTGCTGATAAGAGATGTAAAGGAAATCGTCCTTAAACATGTGATTGGTGTGATAACAGGGCTGATACCAAAGACCTTTGATGGAATCAGTGCGGAGATAACCCTTTGCACCATAGTAAGTGCCGGAAAGAAAACAGTTGGGAAGATCCCAATAGGTTAGTTTGGTAGGATATTTGCCCTGAGAGAAAAGGGTTTTAGATTCAGGGTCTAGCCAGTGGTCTAGCCAATGCTTAAGGCCGATGCGGCGAGTGGTATAAAGGTTGGCAGGGGTGGGACGGGATTTCATTTTGCAGTTCTCCTTCGATTTATATATCTTCTCCGTTGAAATTCATCATTAAGCTGAAAAAATTCTGGCGGGATAGAATTTGCACAGTCATAACGTTCAAGACAAAACAAACAGTCCACTTGTTCAGATTCAGGAATGTCACGACAAAGAGGAGAGGATAATAGTTCTTTCATACGAGAATAAATAAATTCATCAGAGAAAGATTGAATTTCCTGTTTTGTATATAACAAGATAAATTCCCCCTGAATAGAATCAAAAATAAAATCCCGGCAAACGACAAGTTCGAGCCAGCATAGCGAGAACTTGTAGGTTGACATCATCTTAGGAAATTCAATCTTCCGGGTATGACCGGGAAGCGGTATGCGGGGCAGGCCGTGAAGGCGGTGCCTGTAGGTACCAGGGACTTTGCCGGGAATATGAAACGCCGTGAAAGGCGAGACACCAAATAAAAATCATCCCACTGCTGATGATTGATTGGTTGGAATCAATGAACCAAACCGACTTGGATAAGCGCTCGGATATGACCGGAGTGCGGTGCGAAATGAGCACGGTTGACCAGCGGGATGATGAGTGGCAGGTTTGGTTCTTGATCGGTGCTGCCGTACCGAACGGTGGTTTTTATGTTATCACCGATAAACCACCAAAAAACGATTTCAATCCCTTACGGCAAACCCATAAGGCTGGTACCCCCACCCTGACTTGAACAGGGATTGCGCACTAATCTGGTGCTAGGCGGGCTATAAGGCCGCTTCTCTACCATTGAGATATGGGGGCATGTGGGGCTTCCCAGTGGGACTAGTACGCCACCGAGCATTTTCATTTCTGGCTGAGGGATACCCCATCCTCTCAGATCGTCCGGGAGCGACCCGGCCACTGGCGGAGCAAGTGGGATTCGAACCTACGCGGCGGGATAAACCACCCTACGACCTTAGCAGGGACGCCTCTTAAACCAGCTTGAGTATTGCTCCGTGTGAAAGGGCATCCCACCCTTGAGGTACCAGCGACGTGCTTAGCCGTCTCGCCATATGTCGATAGGTACTTACCGCTGCTTACCACTCGCCGCAGCCCGGAGGACTTTCCCATCTTGTCATTGGCCAGAAAGATGTTTGGAAGCTGACCAAAAGTTCTGCCGATCGGTTTCATGCCGGGTGCTGCGTGTTAAGACTGCCGTAAAGACGGCTTTGAACCCGACAAGGTGGACTGTTACCTGCCCGAAGGTGCAAACGGAATAGTTTTGAGGCAGTGTGCCGCTGCTCTGCCATTGCTTTAGCATCTGGGGGTTAGACCAGAATAAAGCGTCCAGCGAGTTTATTTCACCCACTGATTTGACGGAGAGATTGCCCTCCGCGTACCCCAGACTTGACCGGCGCTGGGAGCCATGACGCCCCGGAGTGAACCGGAACGGTGGAGCCAGGTGGGGGACTTGAACCCACAACCTGCCGCTTACAAAACGGCTGCTCTGCCTAATTGAGCTAACCTGGCATAATAACAGAATAAATTCATGATGGAGACGACACCCCGCGATATGGTACATATATTTGTACTGGTGACGGGTACATAGCTTCAAATTCAAACACCTGGATATACGCCGTTACAGGAAAATTGTAACAACGCCATTTACGACAAGTGGCTTGCGTTTGATAACAAAGAGGGCATAAGCTTTTCGCGGTTCATTTGGAAATACGAACAGAACATTTTCAGCCGCAGACAGCTCGACAAACTGTTTGAACTGAATGGAAGCAAGAACCCCGAAAAAAGCCGCTGACCACTGGATATGACCGAGGTGTGGAGCCGTTTGCTACCCGGTGCGGCCAATCCACGGCCACGCCGGTGTGACGGGACTTTACGGTGTGAAACCAAAATGAAGTTATTCTGTTGTGGAGGGGTGTACCGGAGTTTAACCGGCGCTGCCTGCTTGGAAGGCAGGAGTACGAACCGTTATACGAACACCCCAGATTAGCGCCCGGTTGGGATTGAACCAACAATCTCCCGATTACAAGTCGGGCGCTTGACCGCTTTAAGCTGCGGACGCTGAGATTCCTGCCGGGATTGGACCGGTGAAGCAGCCGACCTGCCGGGAATCATACCAGGGCGGATTATTTTAACGTGCTACCGCCTTCGCACGTTGCCCATGTACCAGCCTTGAGGACAGCGAGGTGCCGACACAGCCATGCACATGACCTTGCGCCAAGGATTTAATAGAGCCTTGAGCCTTGGGGGTTGAGGAATAAACCTTGATGAAAAAATAAAGTTTGAAATTTGAGCGTTGAGGTTTAAGCGTTAAGCATTAAACTTTCCGGGCAAAACATTCATTCTGACGGGCTGAGCATACAAAAATACAGCCACAAAGAATGAACCAATATTTTTATCATAATTTGATAGCGTGGAACAGGTGTTTATAGTTTTAACTTTGTCATTATTCCACAGCGGACAAAGCGGCTTGTGGTTTGACGCTTTCGGTATACAGGCAAATGGTATCAAAACAGCTTAGTAGCTGAATGTGATCTGGGTAATGGCGTTGGAAACAGAGAGGGCAGAATCAATTTCGTTGTTGAAGGAATTGATCTGGGACTGCAGGTCTTCAATGATTTGAGTGCAGCCTTTGGTGAGGCCATCGACCAGCTCCATGGAGTTCTGTTCAAGATAGGTGTTGCGGATCTTGGCAACAGTTTCAGGATCGGCATCCTTGGTTTTGGAATCGCCGCCGCAGATCGATTTGACCATATCATCGGCCTTGGCTTCCACACGGAGATTGGCAGAAGTGATCTGAGAGGTTTCGTTTGAATACTGGGCCTGAATATGGCTGCGCAGGTAGTCCAGGTATTCCATACCGTGTTGCTTGAGGGAGATGGCTTCGGCTACGGTATAAGTTTTATTGTTGACTGAAATTTCTGTGACCGCGTTGGACTTGGAGACAGCGGCCTTGATGGCGTTGCGGCGATTGATGAGATCCATAGCGGAATCATAACTGGCCTGAGCAGATGTTTTGAATTCATCCACCGTGATTGCACCGAGCTTGGTAGCTTTGGCTTTGGCGGCGACACAGAACTTGGCGGAATCGATCTTTTTGATGATGCGGGAATCAATCGTTTTAAGTTCCACCAGAGCGCGGTGAATGGACATGGATTCGGTAGTCATTGGAAAAACCTCCTGAAAATAGTGTTTGCGAAAACTTGTAATATAGCGCCCGTAAAAATGTGGGACGACGATGCCCCACGATGAAGAAAAATTATTTTAAGTTGAGCTGCTTGTAAGATAGCCACTTTTTGTAAGAGTAAACGAAATCATTGCTATAAACGCCCCAGAGTTTTTCTGACAGCTGTTGTGTTTTGAAGAGCCGCAGGAACCGGCCGGATTTATAACAAGAGCTGACGAGAACTTTTTTGTTTTTGAAGGGATTGTTCACCGGAAGCTGTTCTTGGCGCTGAGAATAGACGCGGTTGATGTTATTGACGATATAAAAACCGCTGGCGTCCGGGTCCGGCGTTTCGGCCTTGTTGGCGCCTTTTACACCGCGGATCACATAATCATCGCGGCCAAAAAACGATACTTCACGCATACCGGTACGATTGGGCACCAGGATACTTTGCGCAAGCATGGCTTTTTCAAGGTTGATACAGCAGAAAGAGGAAGAAATCACAATATCCTGCGGGAGGTGATTTTGTTCGGTGGCGTAAATTACCATACGGGTAAGATCGACATCCGCTTTTTTGATAAGAGCAATGTTTTTGACCTCCACACCGCACCAGGCAAGGGTATAGATTGCACGGGGCATACAGTCCAGATCGCTGTTATTAAAGATAGCTTCCAGCAGAGATTCGAATTCTTCATCAGAAAAGAGCATCTGCTGAGAATAGGAATCAAGGGACTGCTGCAGAGTGGGTTTGCTGGGATTGGAAACGGTAGTGAGGGATGGCTTGGACGGAATTTGAGAATCGTCCTCATTATCAGCCAGTGACATCTGAAGAAACTGACGGAACGGATGACCTGTTGACTGATCCAGCGTGATAACGTTTTGAAGAACCAGGTAATCCAGGTAACAGGAGAGAAGGACCAGCTTGTTGCGGTTGATAACTGCACTTGCCGAGTTGCCGATGATTGCCTGCTTATAAAACGATGCGTACTGCTGATAGGAAAAGGATTCAAACCGGGTGCCGTACTGATGCTCATACGTTTCGAGCGTGTAGGACAGCCGGGGAATGATTTTTTGGATATACTGCGGAACGGTTTTGCCGTGATTGACCGTAATATAAGCATTGGTAATATCAGAGATAAGTTGCTGATAACGATCAATACGAACAGAATCATTGTTATACCGATCGATAATAGTTTTGCCCATACAAATCCTGCCTTTCTAGTTATTTATAGTATAACGTATGTAGACAGGAAATGCAAAGAAAAACTATGCAACCGGTGTTGGGCGGGGTTCCGGGATGACCCAGCGGGTAAGGAATGGATTTTGAGTAAGGAAAGCTTTTTTGGCCTGCTGCCAGTTTTCATCTGAGAAGCGGGCAATCGGTTCACCAAGCTGAGAGTTCAGGAGAGTATCCCGCGCTTCGACCACGAGGGTAGAATCCCGCGTAAGGCCGCGGATGGAACCGGCTGGGTAATCAACATGCGTTGGACTGGCACTTGCAAAGCGCTTGGTGGTGAAGGGGATGACATCACACTGGCCGCTGAATTTGTTATAAACATCATTGCTGACGACCAGATAGGGATGAATACCAACGTACTTGTGCGTACCGAGCAGAGCATGGTCTTGCGGAGCACAGCCCAGCCGGATTTCGCCAAATTTGGGAACCGAGGTACTGGGTTTGAACATAGCGGGGAAACCTCCTTTACTTATTTATTGCTTACCTTGTGATATTATCATACCACGTTACTTACAAGAAGTCAACAGTAGATTTCAAGTTTTTTGAAAAATATTTACGGAATAATTTACACCATCCAGAACGAAATCATAGGTGGTGTAGGAGTAGGTACAACGGCCAAAAGGGATTTCATTGCCGGGGGTGCTGGGGGTGACGGCGGCCTGAATGCTGAGAGCCTGCAGGACGATGGTGCTGGTTTTGCTTTGGAAGCGAAGCAGCGGGACGCCGGTGGAGGCAGACAGGAAGCGGATTTGATCTGGCTTGAAGGTGGAGAGGGAGGACATGGCCGGGGTGTAGAGGTGGACATTGATGTAGGCTGCGTTTTGGCAGGCGGTGGCAAGCTGGGCAAGGGTGATAGTTTGTGTATTCATGGCTCCTCCTTATCAGTTGACGTCCGAAAAGATGGACTGGAAAATGGTGGGAATTTAATCCCAATAGTTGTAATTGACAACCATTTGTTGTATAATGCGAGTATAGCACAAAGGAATTCAAGATACTAGAACGGAAACCTGTACTAACATTGAAAAGGGGACACGAAAATATGGAGATTGGGCAAATTATACGAGAGTGGCGCAAGGCAAACGGGATGAGCCAGCGAGAACTGGCAGAGCGGCTGCGATGCGGAACCCACACCGTGATGGGGTGGGAGAACGGAATCAACTACCCAGGGTTTTGGGCGCTGGGCGTATTGGCGGACGAGATGCACTGCACGGTAGACTACCTGATGGGGAGGGAAGATCATTCTGTAGCGGCCTGTAAAGAATCCACGATGGAATCAATGGCATCGGAGGCTTCGGAACAGAGATCAACAGCGGACTGAAGTTCATCCATGGCGTCCTGCATGGCGGTGCCGCGGTCGGAATCCTGCATAGACTCCGGCATATTATCGAAGGCTTCTTCCTCAAGATCGTGCAGGTCCTGAACCTGGGAGGAGAGATCATTCTGAATGGTGGAGGAGAGATCCTTGAAAGCCTTGATAAGACCGCGAATTCTGGAGCGGCGTTCTCTATTCATAGCAAATTACCTACCTTATTATATAGTGATTAGAATGAGTGGGTTTTGGATTCGGTTACGGTATGGATAATGGCAGGGCTGCAGGACCAGGCAAAGTGGGGCTGGCGGCCGGTAGAAGTGATAACGGCGGTGACAAGATCCATGGCAGCAAGGACGGCTTTTTGGCGGATGATGTTGCGGTCGTGATCCTGAAAAAGATAGCGGCGGACGAAAACATTTTGAATTTCCGAATTGGCCACGGCGATATAGACAGTGCCGGCAGGCTGAGATTCCGCATGAGGACCTGCAATGCCGGTGATACCAACGCCAAGCTCTGCGCCAGATTTTTGAGCTGCGCCGATTGCCATTTGGGCGGCGACAGGACCGGAATAAACAGTGTAATTCTTGATGGTATCCGGTTTGACAGAGACAAGGTTCATTTTGGCAGCGGCAGAGTAAGTGACAAAGCCGTACTCCATAACGCCGGATGCGCCGGGGATACTGGCAAGAGAGGAAGAGAAGAGGCCGGCGGTGCAGCTTTCGGCAGCAGAGATGTGAAGAGATTTGGATTTGAGCAGTTCAACAAGCTGTTGGGAGGACTGAGGGATAGAATTCATAAGCAACGCTCCTTTGAATGGGAGGATGTACGCCAGGGTTTTGCGACCCTGGTTTTTATTTTTTTAATAGGACAGAACGAAGAACAGCCAGGTAAAAAAGATTTAACCGGTATGAAGGAGCTGGTCGGTGGTAAGAGAGATAGAACCTTCGTTTGCTTTTTGGTGGTCAATAATAGCATGAAAACCGGTATTGGTAAGAATGGAGGAACAGAAATAGGCAATTGCATGGGGATTATAAGGAACGAACAGAGAGTAAACCAGAAGCGGGATTATGATGCAAGTTGACCACATGAAGGAATGCTCGATGAGGGCGGTGATGTAATCAACAGGATAGTGTTCCTGAACGAACACCTTGGAGTACTTGAGGTCCCACCACAAACGCTGCTTGAAATCGGCGAGGATTCCCTGGAGATTGTAATCGGCAATGAGGTGGGAGAAAAACATAAGGAGGAGGAGAAGAAATTTGATGGGCATAATGATTCACCTGCCTTGATCTTACATGGTGTAGAGTTTGACAGCGATATCAAGAACTACAAGAACAAAGCAGATACCGATAAAAATCAGGGTACCTTTATCATTATTCTTTTTCATTTTAGTGCTCCTTTCGATTTTTCATGGCTTCCTGAGCCTGAGCGTAAGTGAGGGTTTTGCCTTCGTGGCCAGGAAGAGGTTGAGATTTCCAGGTACCGGGGACGCGGTATTGTTCAAGAGAACGACGATTGAGTTGTTCGATAGAATAACCGGAAACATTGGCAGCGTATTCATGATTGACCTGGATGCCCATATCTTCACAGTCGTGGCAAATCATAATATAGATTGCCTCGGACCAGGAACAGTGGCGTTCTTGCTGGATCTGGAAAGCGTATTCGCCACGCAGGTTGTGGCCATTTTCAGCGATGGCGAGCCAGGAATCTTGGACCTCCTGCTGTTTGCGGGCACACATGGGAAGACCTTCGTTGGGATCGGATTCAGGGAGAACTTTAAGGGCGACTTTGGCAATACCATATGAGAAGGCATATACAGCGGCGAACATAAGAGCTGCGATAACAATAGCCGCGAGAAGACAAAAAATTGGCATATTGTCACCTCCTTAGATTTTGAAAATTGAAATTTATTTGGAACGAAGACGGCAGCGCATGACCTGGATGGACTGGACGCTGCGCTGAAGACGGGCAGAAAGCTGACGGTCGGGGATGGAATGGGCGAGGGTAAGATTTATTTCCTCGGTAGTCCATTCACGTTTGGGGTAGCCGGCTGTTTGCCGGTAGTTGTTGCGGCGATAATAATTGCGGGCAAGAGGATCAAGACGGGAAGACATGAGGGGAGTGGGTCAGCTCCTTGTTGGAATTATTGGGTGAAATCATAGGCAGACTGGGCAAGGGGCAGGCAGTGAGCACGCAAAATCTGCCAGAGTTTGCAATCCGGTTTTGTGCGGGAGAGGAGTTGCAGGGCACGGTCCCTAGACATATCGCGGTGGGCAAGAGTGCAAGCTTGAGCCAGAAAGTTGCGATGGGATTCATTGTTGGTGAAAAGAAGCTCGGTACCGGGGTGAGTTTCCGTTAAGTAGAAGTAGGGGCCGGTAACTTGCAGGCGGATGCCAGCGGACGGAGAACAGTAGAGATCGAGGGGAGAATCATCCTTTGCCGAGGTGTAGCCTTCGCCAAAAGAAGAGAGCCAGCGGTGGACGTTGGGACCCCAGGGGCAGACGGTGGGTGGCGGCATGAAATCATTACCTTCCCAAACGTTTGGGGTAAAAGTTTCATCATAGGGGTAAGGACAATCCTGTTCTGAGGTGAGAGGCGGGGTGTAGATTAAAGGCGGATAGGCGGGCTGGGTGGTGCAGATAGCTTCCGGCGGAACGAAAGCACCTTGTGGCAAAGGAGTGAAATCACAGGCTTCGGTTGGATAGGAATAGCCGGACGAAGAATGAATGTTTTTGGTTTTGACCTGGCGATAGACGGTGCGGAGCTTACCATCCTGATAGAGGTTGCCGAAGATAAAATCGTTCTGGCTGACAAAATAAAGAGTGCTGCGATCACCATTGAAACAGAAAACAGCGGCGGCAGTTTGGTCGGCCAGGTTGGGACGGGGGATATCCGGGGCGGCGTGATCAAAATAATCCTGGAAGCTTGTCCAGTTTTTGAAGTAGAACGGGTAGTTGGGATTGGGAGCAAAATCAGAACAGATGCCCTGATAGGAACCGTAGTGAGGATGAGCGCAATCCGAAACAAGATTGACAGTGGTGTTATTGGCACGTTTACATTTGATGCCATGATAAGCGCAGTGACGGCAGTGAAGCTCTTCATCGTAAAGCGGATTTGTGGCGGACATGGGACAACCCCCTTAGACGGCGTAGTGGATATCGCGGGAGCGGGTGCGGCGGAAAGCGAGAGCGGCGGGAGTGGTGGATTTGATCTGGGCGATGGCATCATAGCAAGCCTTTTCATCCGGGTCAGAGAGTTCATCATCGGAGATGTGGCGGTATTCAAATGTGAGGTCCTTACCTTCAACAAAGGGAGTGCCGGAGGTTTTATCGAACTGAACGGAATCATTGTTGTAGGTGACTTCGAAGATGAAATCGCCGTTTTTGTTAAAGAAGCGAACGTATTCTTCCGAGGAGGGATCGAAGAGATCACGGCGGACATTGCTGGCGGTATAGACAATACCGTTTGCGAATTTCATGGTGATGTTATAGCGCTCAGCGTTGAGGTTGACAATATTCAGATCCTTGATGGCTTCCGTGAAAGGCAGGCCGGTGTTGAGTTCAAAGGAGATGGAACGCAGGCAGTCATAATTGAGGTCAACGCGACCGGCAAAACCGATGACGGCATCGATCTGGTCATAATATTCCGGCTTGAGCTTATCCTGCATGTAGGTGCGGATTTCATCGGCGGTGGGATAATCGAAGCGGAAGTGGTAGTGGAAGCGGCCGGGGCGGTTGACAAGAAAATCATTGAGACCTTTGAGATCATTGCAGGTGACAACGAAGAGGCGTTTGCCATTGGAGGTGCCATCGAACAGGGAGAGCATAGTGGACTGAGGATCGGTTTTATCATTATCGGAAGGGTGAGCGAAGGTTTTATCGAATTCATCAAAGAGGATCATGACTTCCTGGTCGATGGATTCGAGGTAGGAGGCGATGCCGGGGATGGCTTCATCGACAATGAGGACGGGCAAGCCGGCAGAGATGGCGCGGGTGGAGAGCAGGCGAGCGAACATGGACTTGCCGATACCTTTTGCGCCGCTGAGGATGACGCCAAGAGAACGCGAGAAAGCGTTGTAGGACGCTATAACTTTTTCGACCTTGGATTCATGCGGGCCATAGACAGTTTCGTTGACCTGCATATTGGGGCGGGATTCCAGATAGAAGCCGCTGAGCTTGGAGAAGCGGACGCAGTAGGTGGCAGCGGGCAGGGAATCAAAGGTGCGAAGGGAATCATCGTAGATCTGGTACTTGATGCCGGTGTTGACGATTTTCATAAATATGTAACTCCTTTTGATTTTTGTTATAGAACAATGTTAAAAATAAAACAAGGTGGTGGAAAATATTACAAAAATGGGAAGTGGTACGGTTATCAGTACGGGGCTTTGAGATTGCGGGGATTATAAGGGGCGTAAGTGATTTCGATTTTGCCGGGGCAGGTACAGGTTTTGCCATTGACAAAATACTGACGCCAGTAGTCATCGTCACATTCGCCTTTGGAGGTAATACGGAAGGTGAGGGTAGGGAAGGAGCGGGAGAGGGTGATCATATCGTTGGCGACATCGAACGGACATTCGTTTTCGGGGTCGAAGGTGAGGATATCGTTCTCGTCATCATAAAAATAGGCGGAAGGATCGAAGGGTATGAGGCAAGGGGAAGCATCAGCGTAAAGGGTTTGGAGTTCATGCTGGATGGCACAGCGGGTGGGTTCCGGGATGAGAGTGGGGGCGTCATCGCGAAAGACATCGAGAGTGTAGCGGGTAAAGTAGGACATGAAATCATCTCCTTAATTTAAGAAGCAGCGGCGGAATCGGTAAGGGATTTGAACATCGTTTTGGGAAGGCCGGGGGTAGATTCCTGGCGGGAAATCCACTGGCGTTGGTAGGAGACAACACGGGGATAATCAGCAGCGGGGGAAACAAGTTTTGGGGTTTCGATGTTTTCAAAGACACATTCCGCGATGATTTGCAGAATTTCCGGCAAGGTGGTATCAGAACCATAGGCGGAGACAAGACCGCGCAGAGAACAGTAATAAGGTTCAACGGCTTGTTCCAGCTGACGGATGGTGTAGGCAGAGAGGTCGATCGTTTCGGCGGCGACGGCATAATAATCACGGTAGGGAGAAGCCGATTTGGAGTGAAAAGGAACGATATCAGTGAACTGGTATGTAGTGGGAGAGAGCGCACGGCAGAACTGGCGGGTGTCCGGGTCAGTTTGGAAAAATTGTTTCATTGAGGTGGTCCTTTCAGGGGGTGGTGAGAGGCTGGATGAGGGAATCAAAAGAGACGGAGGAAATGGGGATGGACTGCGAGGAGGAAGAATAACCGACAAGAGCACAGTTAGGGAAGTAAAAAGGGGAATCGTAAAAAGAACACGATTGTCCATCAAATCGTTTTACAATGTAAGAGTGGCCGCAGAATTGTTTCATACCGTTCAAAATGGTGAGATACGGAGTTTTAATTCCACCACTTTCATTCAAACCATATTCTTCTGCCATGTCATCCCAGGTGCGGATGGTGACGGTATCACCGGGTTGAGGATTGAAATTCATAGAGCGGCTCCTTTCATAAGATCATCAAAGGTGAGAGTGGATTCAAAGACGGGTAGCACAAGAGAACAGACAGGAAAATCATAGTTTACATCCGCAAAAGAGCACCAGGAGCCAACAGCGGTAATGGTTACACTTTCAACAGTGTAGAAATGACCGCAATATTGTTTCATACTTTGAAAGATGGCGATAGGAAGCGTTGAGATATCCCCATAGGAATCAGTGCCAAACTCTTTTACCATATCATCCCAGGGGCGGATCATAACAAAATCACCGACTTGAGGAAAATACGAACTCATTATGTGGCTCCTTTCATAAGATCGTCGAAGGAAATGGGAGAAGCAGGAACAGGTGAGGTAAAAACGAACATGTCTTCAGTAAAAGGGAAATAGCAGCAGTCTAATACATAGATCCAATATTTATCGTTAATGGATGGCCAGACACGTTTGACTTTGAAAGAGCGACCGCAAAACTGTTTCATATCATTTCCAAAGGCTACATAAGGGGTTTTAATCCCTAGTTGTTCACCCAGGCTGCCATATTGAGAGAGCATATCATCCCAGGCGCGGATTGTGACCGTATCGCCAGGCTGAAATTTGTGAGGATAAGATGGCATAGGTTAAGCACCACCTTGAAGTAAATCATCGAAGGAAATGGAAGGGGGAGGAGTAGGCACGGGGGAGGATTCAATAAGAGATTGGTAGTCAGCATAAATTTTTGAAGCGTAATACATTTTGCCATCCTGAGTGGTGAACCCAAAGAAATTTTTATTGCAGACACCTGTGGCAGTAACGATTTGAGAGAAATCAAAATCACCGCGGGAAACGGCATAAAAGTTAGAAACAGGACAGAAACCGAAACGAGCCCAATCTGATAAGTCCATATAGCGAGCGACGGATTGTTTGCGTAGATCAGAGCTTTGGCGAAAATCATCATAGAGAGCTTTACATTGAGCGAAGGAGGGGAAGAGAATTTTTTGGTTAGGAAGGATGGTGGGGTAAAAAAGATCGGTTGTTTCGGGGATCAAAAGAAGTCACCACCTTGGAGAAGAGAATCAAAAGAGAGAGAAGAGGGCGGAACGGATTGGAGTTTGGATTGTTCAAACATAGGGGAAGAAAAAACCACGGAACTATCGTCGAGAATATAAGAATCAAAAAATTGAGGTGCATAGCGGCGTACATGAACAATGGAGAGTGTTTGCCCACAATATTTTTTCATAAACTCTGTGAAAGTTTTTGGGACTTTGATTCCACCATATTCGTCCAAACCAAATTCAGATTCCATATCATCCCATTGGCGAATGGTAACTTTATCTCCGACGTTATAGGTAGGATAATCGGCAGGGTTAAGAGGTTTCATTGAGGGAGTTCACCTCCGGTAAGGAGTTGGTCAAAAGAGATGGCGGGAGGAATGACGGAAGAGGATTCGTTAAGAGGGGCGAGCATGGCGGGTGAGAGGAGCCAGTAGCGGAATCCAAATATAGAGGGGATGTCATGAGAGAAAGAGAGAAGAGGATCATCGAACTGGAAGATATCGGGAGAAAGATAATCTTCATCGCTGTCAAAATAGGAAGGTTCGTTTACGATGGTGAGAGTGGAACCGCAGAGGTATTTCATTTTGTCATGAAAGAATGTGTTGTCCGGAAAGCGAATACCATCAATACCATAGTAGCTGATGGATCTGAGTTCATCCCAAGAGAGGATGCGGACGCGCTGGCCGAGGTAGAGGTCTTGGAAGGTCATAGGAAATCACCTCATTGATTGGACTGGGGTTTGGGTGCCCAGGAATGGAGCTGGCCATCCAGGATTTGCATTTCCTTGGCGATGGAAGCGATAACGAAATCAAGAGAGATGGGCTGACCGGTAGTCTGGCGGCCCCAGTAGGACTTGCCCCAGCAATCAAGAACGACTTCACCGCGGGCTTTGAGCTTTTCACCGAACCAATCAGAGACTGCCCACCATTCAAAGATTTCGGGCGGGGTGGTGTCGAGGTCGTCGTATTCATCGTCGCTGTAGACAGCACCGCAACACTGGCAGACATGAACAGTTTCGGACTCGCAGCAGGCACGGGCTTGGGCGAGAGTAGGGTAGGTGAGGCCGCAGACGGGGCAGATATAGGGGTCAACAGGTTCCGGGACGTCAGGATCATAATTCGGGTTTTGAAATTTGGAATCATCGAGGTCCGGGACATCAACTTCATCAAAGTAGCTGGAATTACCGCACTCGGAGCAGGTTTGGAAGGAAGCATCACAGATAGCGGATTCGTAATCGGATTCATCGAAAGGAGGATCTTCCGGGATGCTGGCGTCATAAGCGAGGGCGGAGAGGATAAAATCCATTTCCTGGTTCATATTGCAGAAGACTTCGCGGTTGATGAGCTGGTCGAGAATTTTTTGGTTGGGGGTGGAATCGGAAGAATATTCTTTATCATTAACGGTGTAGAACATGGGATCAACTTCCTTTTTTTGTACAAAGATTAGAGATTGGACTCATGAGCGATAATAATTTCATCAGGGTCAGAATAAGTACTGACAGCATCGGACTCAAAAAAGACAGAAGCGATATCAGACATTCGCTCTATACCATAGCAAGAGCCTATAGAATCAACCACTACCCATTTTTGAGTAACAGAATCATACTGATAAAGGGTGAGATATTTTGCTTTGCCGTTAAGATATTCCTGATAGGCTGCAAGTTCATCAATGATAATATCAACAGCACGGCTTTCCCAATCGTGGTCTTCGTAACCGGCATCAAGAACGCTTTTGTGAGTACAGACAGCAAACCCGACAATATCAGAATCAAAATCACTACAAAGCGGAACGATGGAAAGAGAAAGACGAGAGGAGTCCCTATAAGCATAAATTGGACGGATATTGTATTCTGTGCCTGATTCCTTTAAGGTTTTCATGTCAGGAACGAAGCAATCAATAGACTTATCGCCAATCAGGTGACGATCAGGAGTAATATAGAGGGTACAGTAAGTTTACCGGTTTCCCGTGGGTTGACAGCGCGGAGATCCGCCTCACAAGAGATAAAATAAAAATTATTATCAGCATCACGAACGCGAACACCGGGGAGAATTTTTTGATTTTGGGAAGGAATAACAAGAATAGACATAGTTCAAACATCCTTTATGGTTTTTTGATCAGGATTCAAAATCGGGGTGGTCGAGGGCGGTGGCGTTGGAAAAGAAGACATCAACCATATCCTGATCGGATTCGATGTTATAGCAGCCGCCGCAGGAACCGTTTACTTCCCACTCATTGGAATCGGGGTTATATTGATAGAGGGTGAGAGCTTTTGCTTCGCCGTTGAGATACTGCTGATAGAGTTCAAGCTCACTCTTGATCACGTTCTCAGCATGAGAGCGCCAGTCCGGGGTGGAGTAGCCGAGGTCGGCCACGTCCTGGCGGGTGCAAACGGCGAAACCGGCAAGGCCGGAATCAAAATCATCATGGAACGGCGTGGTGGAGAGAGCGATGGCGGAGTGAATGTAGGCATAGATAGGGAGTTTAACATATTCAGGTTCAATGCCGGCTTTGACATCAGGGACAAAAGCGCTGACAGGTTTATCACCGGAGAAATAACGATTGGGGGCGATATAGAATGTGGAGTAGCAATCCCAATCCGTGCGGGGGTTGGGAGGGAAGAGGTCGGGTTCTTCGGAGATGAAATAAAGATCATTGCCGGACTTGGCGTAGGTGCCGGTGAGGGTTTGTTTGGTTTGAACGGGGATGGTGAGGGTGGACATATTTCAAGCCTCCTTCTTGGATGCGGATTCAACTTCCGGCTTGGATGCGGCGTTAATATAAGTGTTGACGGCGGCATTGAAGCGATCAAACAGGACGCCGCTGTACATGACAAGGGTTTTGAGCTGCTGGGCGGTGCGGTTATAGCGGTTACGGAACTGGATGTGAGCTTCGTTCCAATCGGTATTCATGATTTTATAGACGTTGCGGTAGGTGACGGAGAAGTTGCAGGAGGTATCATAATAGATAGTAGCGGCCTTGGCAATGGCAGCATTGATGGCGGCAGCACGTTCATCCAAAAGGGACTGAGAGGGGGCAGGCTTGGGCTGCTTTGCGGATTCATCCGGCAGGGGGGCGGGAACGGGCTGTTCATCCAGAACGGAAGTGGCCGGAGATTTGATGATGCAGGGTTCGTCTTTGATGAGACCGAGTTCCCGCTGGACACCGAGGGGAAGCTGAGAGTTGGGGTTGGAATCGTTTTTGCGAACGTGCTTGATGATGGCATCGTTATAGAGATCGTTCAAAATAGAATCGAAGATTTCGCGGTAGGTAGTGGAGGATTCGATAATTTGGATGGTGGAGATATAAGTATAGGGGTGGGACTTGCGGTAGTTGATGCGCTCCTGCTCCTGGACAAAGCCGTAATCGCGTTTCATTTTGGTGTAGATCTGGTTGAGGATATCGCGGCGGGAGGAGTAAAGCTCCGGGGCGTTGCGGATGATTTTATCCATGGTTTGGTAGACTTCATCACGCCAGGTGACGGGGGCGGATACAGGTTTGGAGGCTACAGCAACAGAGACATTTGACTTTTGCGGGGCAGGTACCGGGGTGGATTCATTTTTGGG